CAGCACGCGTTGTTCCGCCTCCCGCAGCACCACCTCTCTCTCCTCATCGTCGATGAACATGTTCCTCCGCCCTTCCTCCACCTGGATCGCCTGCCGCTCGATCACCGGTCGCCTTCTCGTCTCGGCCGCCAGCCTTCCCACCACCTCCACCGCCAGCTGGCGCTGCAGCTCGAGGAGCTCCAGTCTCTTCTTGTTTTCATCTTTCTGGTAAAAGAACTTCAGATGATCGCAGAACTGCAGGTACATGCCCTCGGGGATCTTCTCCGAGTGCTCGTCCAGCTGTGCCATCATGTCCAAAACCCTCTCCTCCGAACTCATCCGCGGTTGCCCCAAGCCTTGAGTGTACATTGTTGTTCCTTTTTTTTATATCTTTCTCACTTTTGGTCACCGACTTAGGACCCCAAAGTCCAACGTGCCCCCTTAGACCCCCGTTCTTTCTCATCCCCACTCTTCCTCGTCACTATCATAAATACTATACCGAATACCAGTAGACTACCAGCCACTATCACCTCTATCATCTACTCTTATTCCATTTTATTTTACCACGTAGTTCTTGTAGCTTATTTGAAATTCTTGCCATACTGATATTATTTATGGTGCATAATAGTTAGGATTTCGTACTTTAGCACCGGACCAACCCCCTGGTGCGGGCCCACAATTATCACTGTTATCGTACATTCTACATCTTCCGTCCGGTCCGCGCATGTATGCTTTACACCAACCACGTCGCCAACATTCATCGTCACAGTTTCCACGCGTATCTTCATGCCGACCACATAAATCATGACCTTTATCAATGAACTTAGATGGACAACCGTGGGTATTACATTTACGATACTTAGTAGCTGGTGGACAAGAAGACCCCTGGTCATGCCCCCGTGTAGTCAGAACAAAGTCCCGACGCTGTTCTCCACCCCCACACGACTTAGAACACCCACCCGTGTTCCTGTAATACCCTTTACTGGCTTTACACGCATCCATTTCTTTCTCTTTATCTCCTGCTGAACACGGAGACCCCCCATGCTCAGCCTTCCTCAGAACTGTGAATGACCTCTCCCTTACTCCATCGTCCTGATTACATTTCGCAGTACAGTCGGTCCACGGACTCCAACTTCCCACACAATCTATAGGATCTGACTTCTTTGGTACTGGTACCGGTTCCGGCTCCGTTTCCTTAGCCTTTTTAGTGGACTGAGAACCCCCGTCACCGTCACCGTCACCGTCCTCATCCTCATCCTCATCCTCATCCTCTTTCATTTTTACAATTATATATCCACCCATACCTATTGCCACAGAAAGTAGCAAAAGTATCAGGATTACTAAAAACATACTTACTATATTTGAACATTTTATTTTCATATTTACTAATCATCAAATACTTTTCGAATGTAAAGGGTTCATAAAATATCTCATTTGAATTGTTCATCAAATAATCCACATCAATCCATGTCACCCGGAGGAGGGGTTCCAAAACTTCACATGCAACATTGGGATAATTTAACTTGATATATTCATATCTATTTTGAATCACATTGAAAAATGTCATAATAACATCCTTGTATTCTTCATTATATTGTTCAAATAATTCTTCGATAATATCAAGATAAACTTGTTCACGCTTATCTTGATACCAGTGCCTTCTCATTTTGGTAAAACCCTTGAAACACATCGACCCCCTACACATTGGACAGGAAGCCTTACCCTTCATATACCACGACTTTGTACATCCATGACAGAATGAATGCCCGCAAGTGAAGTGACATCGTGCATTACTTTCGTAACATACTGGACACTCCATGGACTTTGCAGAGTCCATTGTTCTTACAGGGTAGACCCTTTTGGGTCAGGTGGGGGCAACGGGTGCCGGTGAGGAGGGCTTTGAACTTCTCGTTCTCGATGCGGAGGTATTCGTTTTCAGCAATGAGAGCAAGAGTTTCCATTTTTGATTATTTTTTAGTTTCATTACAATCACTTAGGTATTTATCTTCAAACTTTCTCGGATGTTTAACGCATCTGATACGGGCAGCCACAGTCGTATGGATAATAATAAATATAGGAATGAGGATAAGAACTCCCATTTTCTAATTATTTTTTTTAGTTTCATTACAATCACTTAGGCAATATTTACACTATTGGGAACATTCCACCCCAAGCTAAGGTTATACCACGTCTCATTCTTCGAACGCTTCATGATGTCTTTCAAAGACAACTTTGATGGATCGTCCCCCCCAAGCTTCAACTTCCGGGTTTGGAAGTAAACACCACTCCTTAGTGGCTTCTTATGGTAAGCACCGCGCCAGTGAGTTTTCAGTTCCAACTTTTTGTCCTCACCCGTCCTAGAAACCATATAGTATGGGAAGTTAGTAACAAAATATTTCCACTGGGAACCCTTCTGCTTCGTCTTGGGAACATATTTGTGGACCAAATTCCAAACAACTATTTTGATGTATAGAAGTCGTTCCCTCGGATCTTTGTAAACAGGTTCAGCAAGTCCATTGTCAACCATGAATGAAATGAAAGATTCAATGTAGCAGAAATGATGCTGTGAAAGTTCATCGTATTGAGAAATCTCAAACATCTTTCTAACTGAAGCTGGAACAACTGTTAGCTCGTAATGCTTCCTGAATTCCGTAGGGGTGGATTTCACATCACCCCCCGTAGGTTGGGGACGACCAATTTTATTGGTCGTGACAATCTTGTATTTACCATCATAGACATTATTGAAATGATTCTCAAATGGAGATTCAGAGTTTGTCATCGAATCATAAACAGTAACTGTTTTTCTCGTGTGACTCACTCGAGCTATTCCGTAATGTCCGAAATTAGTTCCGTTGTTGGGCATCCATTCAATCATAATGTATTCAAGTCCAGACTTCTTCATAGGAAGTTTGGACTTGTTGGAAGTTTTTAGGCACCTGAAGGTGACCTTTTTACCAGTCTCCCTCAGTAAGGCTCTGATGATCTTCTCAAAAACACCACCCGCGTGTAAATAAAGTTTAGCCATCTCCGAAGCATCTTCGATAGCCATAAGTTCACGTGCACGTGTAAGCTTGTTCATCCGCGATTCGAGATAATCCTTTTTATCAATGTTCGAAGTATTCTCCCCCTTGAGTTTCAAGAGGGTCCTCTTCGCGGGTCCATTTTTTAACAATTTCACGGGAGTGAGCTCCATTATACTACTTAATTAGAAATTATTTTCTCACTTAGGTAGTATAATGGGTAAGAATAAAAGGGGAAATCATATGAAAGCTGTAATAAGTTATGGGTATGAACGAAAAGTCATCAAAGAATCAGATGCTAATAAGTATTTACAAAAGCTGGCTAACGCAAGGAGCAACGAAACAATCGACAAAATTTTTATTGATTTTAATAAACAACTTCCAAAAATGAAAAAAGATAAAAAAAGACGGGACGAATTAAACTCTATGAATGGACCATCTCCACGTCGCTAAGACTACCTCAAATCACACACATTGGGAACAACATTCACGGGCTTCTTCATAATGACCACCACTAGCGTGATCACATTTAGAATAAACCCCAACGTTGTCATGATCAATAGGTCGTGGACCTCATCTTTTATTTCATTTAATCCAAACATATATATTACATAAGGTTAGTCTCTAAACCGATTCACTCATCATGCTATGCAGGTGCTCACAAAAGTTCTGGAGCTTGGGCAGGATCTCACCGTTCCACGTCTCGTCATTCTTCTCGATGAGGTACCCCTTCCTCTCGTCATTGAACTGCTCAATCAACCGACAATATTTGATGTCCTTCAACATCTGAAGGTATGTCTGACACTGCACATTCTCATAGTCCCTCACCCGATTGAAAAGACATTTGGCACGGTTCTTGATCTCCACCAAAGTCCTAGAGCCATCCTCATTCTCTTGAATCCTATCAATCCTCCCAACAATCTGGTACAAAGTCCCCTCGATCGTACATATATCGTAGGTGTAGTACGTATCATCCCTCTTCAAAACAGCGCTGTCCAGGTCAGCAGTCTTATCCTCGTTCCGGGTCCCGTGGTTGGTATAGAGGGTCTTGCGGATGTAATCCTTGGTGTCAATGAGCTCTTTGGGGGTCAAACCAGAGTACTCAAGTTGATGGTAGAGAGCCCGTGTCTTCCCAGCGACATCCGCACTTGATTCAGATTTAAAAGACGTCGCTGCCTCGAGAATCTTCTTCGTCGTCTCCTTAGAGTTTAAGGTGTTGACAGCCTCATCATCCTTCAAAACACCCTCAAATGTTTGAGGCTTGTACTTCTTCCACAACTCCGATACCAGATCGGGGACCTTGGTGAAACCAATTCCAATAGCGGAAGACACTGAAGATGCAGAGATCACAACCTTCGGGATTCCCAAAGGCTTCAAAGACCTCTCATGTCCGAGGAGGTAGGGATACACCTTCCCACACGCAATACAATCTGCCAGGGAGTTGTGGGCGTTCTCAAATTCCACACCAAAAATCTCCTTATAGAGGATACCCAACTTAATAGGTGTCAAATGCTTCTCCTTGTGCAACTCTAATGTGCACCTGAATTTGAGATTCTGAATCAGAGACAGATCCAGCTGATGCCGAATCATCTCAGATCTGAGAACCGAGGTATCGAAGATTGCATTATGGGCAACCATAGTAGTCGTCCTCGGTCCAATGAAACGAGCGAAGTCCAAAAAAACTTCGACGAAGGGGCGACCCTCTCTTTCAGCCTTCTCTTGGGTGATGCCATGGATATCAATCGATCCCTGACTGATCTGGAAGTCGGTCGGGTGGATGATCGCATCGAAGGTATCAATCAAACGCCCCTTGTAAGAAAAGCGGGCCGCAGAGAGGGACACCCCCCGACACGTGTCAAAACAATGGAGGGTCTCTGGGGTGATCTTGACATTTCGTCGACCCTTGGGGAGCCCAGAGGTCTCAAAATCAAAAGCAATGTACTGCATACAAGCCATACTTTTGGTATTGAGTTATACTCAGCTATATTCTTTATGTCACTTAGGTAAAGAATGTTCTGTTTTCCTTTTCATTGGTTTAAAAGGCGGAAATATTCAGAACTTGATGAACTTGAGGAAATCCTCATGACGGATGAGTAGGCATTTTGAGAAACTTACAGTCTATCATACAATTACAATATCCTAATGGTGTAAACATCCAATATTTGGTCGCGTAACACTTCCACGGTAAATACATGTCCTTGGTTACGTAACGCACCAATCGATCCCTAAATATGCTCATACCTTTCCTGAGTATTATTTTTTCTTTGGGGTCATCATCTGTCTCATATTATTTGTGAGATTGTATCCAGTCAATTCTTTGAAACGCTCCTTATTACCATTGACAGCAGCCCTTCGAGCCTTTGTCGCCGACGGAGCACCGTTTGGGCGGTTTATAGCCACACGTTTAAAATTCAAAAACTTAAATGCGTCTTTACGATTTTCACCAACTATCATCACAGAGTTTGAACTAAAATTATCACTTATCTTTGCAACACTTCTGTTCTTAGCCGACGACATAAAAGTCACATTGGGAAACCAACCCCTTAAGATACGCAATTTATTCTCCACCGGGAGGGGGTTTCTAATATTTCCAACCGAATGTGATACAATAATCACAGGTTTCTTATTGAGGTTGCGCGCCTTATTAACAATCTTCTCAATCATCATCTTATGTCCCAAGTGTGGTGGATTAAATCTACCGTATGTGAACACCACATCCATTTATATACCTTGAGATTTTTCTCGAACAGACCAACGACCATTTATCAGTGCATTCCTCTTCTCCCAGTCTGTGACCTCCACGGTTTCGGTAGGTGGGAAAATAATAGCACCCTCGTCGACCACCATTGTATGGTAGTAACTAATATCGAGAGCAATTCTCGGAACACATTCTACACGGGTAGACATATTTGTAACAGACTCCAAAAATGTCTTGTACCTGTGAGCATCATCATAGGTGATGAACGCAAGAATATTATCCACTGGAAGTTCATCCTCGTCAAAACTCTGAATTGAATAAACTCCATCCGCATACAAGGTCAAAATGTAAAAAGCATCCGTTTCCGAAACATGATCCAGTTGTCGACTGTGTCTATGAATATGTGAACGAACCGGTTTGATAGATTTACGAGGTTTGGAGTGTACTCGGTACGACACACATGGTTGAAGTGGTGAACGAACTGCGAACATTTATTTATTTATAATGCGTTTCTTTAAACGAGTAATCTGGGTAATGCTTCCGTAAATATTTTTTATTGTTCATGAAAATTGTCAACTTCTCAATCTCACTCATATTCTCCGTGGTCAACCAGACAATCTTCTCATCGTGCTGAACCTCTGTATTCATAGTGAAACTGATATTCTCCACAACTCTTGGCACCGGAATCAAATGCTTTTGTAAAGTAAATAATCGTCTCGTGGCCATTTTACTTTTACCAGGAAATAATATCACTTAGGTAATATAGATGAACTCACTAAACAGGGGTGTTGAAACAATTTATAAAAAGAATGATAAAAAACTTTTCAAGTTGAAAGGTGAAGAAATTGTTCGTTCATCTAGTGTGTGCCAAAATGATGTAGAAAAATCATTCGTTACAGAATCTGTCAAAACCGCCGACGCGTTGGTTATTGCTTACGATGTCTATAAAACCGGGGTCAGAGGATCGATCAGAGGGTTCGCATGTGTCCAGTTCAAAACCTACCCAGATTGGGTCTACCTGGATTTGATATGTCGTGGCTCCACCACGAGAATGAATTATAGAGGAAAGCCCTCTGCCGCACCAGGAAGAGCTTTGATCGAAAACATAAAGGCAATAGCACGCTCGATGAATCGTAAAGGTATAGTTTTGTCCGCAATTGATAGTGTGGTCGGTTACTACAAGAGACTTGATTTTCAGGTTGCAGCCGCGGATTTGACTTGTGATAGAAGAAGAACACAACCCAGAAAGGCACGGAACATAACTTTAACGAAAGACTTTTACAAAAATGGGTCAAAGTTGTACGAAGGTGAAAATAAAAAACTAAAAGCCAACAACTATGGCACCCTCATGCAGTGGTGTATTTAATGAAAAAATATATATGAATATAACAAGATATGTCAGACAATAACAACAATTATATAAGAAAAATGGCAGAAGAGAATGCAAAGAAATTTCTCGAGACTCGCGATACTAATAAAAAAGCTCGCACGGCGGCGGCGGCGGCGACTGCGGAGAGGAGGGCGGCGGTGGCGCGAAAAAATGCGGCGGTGGAGGCGGGAAGGGCGAGGGTTGCGGCGAAGACGATGAAACCGAAACGAACACCCCAAAGACCCAAAACTGAGTCGGCGAAACGAACACCCCAAAGACCCAAAACTGAGTCGGCGAAACGGACTCCAAGTCCCAAATCTGGGTCGGTATATCAGACCCCAAAAACATCTCCAAGTCCCAAATCCCGGAACAACAATAATAATTTAAATATGGAAAGTCAACTCGAACAAAATCAGAAAAACTCAGATGAATTAGAAGAATGGGCTAGAAAAAGCAAAACAAAAATTCTAAAGTTTGATAAAATATTAACAAATTCCAAAAACGAAGCAGGAACAAATATCAAGATTACTAACAAAATTATAGATTTGGCAAACAAGTTAGAACCAAATTTTAAAAAGGCACTCGGAACAAACAACTCTACAAATAATAAAAACGCAGTCAACGTAGCCGTACAAGCTGCGAAAAATAAATACCCAAAGGTCAAATGGAACGAGATTACGGAAAATATAATTACCCCCATGGTTAACGAGATAAAAGGTTTCATTGCCAAAGGTCAATTACAAAAAGCATTGAGAGTAATTGTACCTCTGATATTTACATTATATTTAAGTTTTATAAATCCAATATTTATGACTTCAATAATACGGGGAGGGATAGGTTCGCTATCAAAATATTTCCCATTTATGGCGCCTATAACTAATAAAAGTTCAAAATGGTATAAACGCTTATTGAGCTTTGTAGTTTATACAACAAAACCTACCAAAGAGAGAGCGATGTATGATATCAGTATGATGGACGTCCCGGGAAATAAGTACGGTCGATCATTCCTTGGCGTGTACACGCAATTTCTAACGATAGCTGTGACATTTATGATGGCCGCAATACCAATCGATGGTACGGGTGTTTCTCAGGCATTTTTTCAAATACTTTTACGACTTATACAATTTTCAGCTAAGGTAGTTTTTGAGAATGTAATTGAAGTCGCGTTTCAAGGTACCAAACAAACAGGAAAATTAACATCACAAGTGTTAACGGCAGTCCTTAAAGTTGGGGCGGTGGGAGCGGGAACAATGTTAGGGGGGCCTGTTGGGGCGACGGGAGCACTTGTGACAACCATGGGTCGCTAGTAATCATTTTGTGGATCTCACCCACACTCCAAACGAAACCCTAGAGTTTTTACAATTTCGTTTAGAGTGGTATTCATTTCAATATTTATCTCCACCGCCACCTTTTTCTTTCTCTCCGCACTCGCTGCCGCTTTGGCAACCGCCTTATCCACCTCCCTCCGCTGGGTTCGCTTGTTCCGATTCGAAGCCCCCCGCGTCGTTGTCATTTATAGTATTCCAATAAAAAATTAATATTGCCCCCTCGTAATCATTTTGTGGATCTCACCCACGCTCCAAACGAAACCCAAGATTCTTCCGGCGTTTTTACAAGTTTCGTTTAGAGTGTTCATTTCTTTTAGCTTCGTGTAGTTTTGGGTTTACTTAGGTTCTCGGTCGTTTGACCCCTCGTTGATTATTGTTAGCACTTGACATATTGACGTTACCTTGAGGTGATGGTCTTAAAATGCGTTGAGCGTTAGCATATGCTCTAGCTTTGATATTAAATAAAGCAACGTTTGAGTTGTTTTTATTGAGATTGGATAAATATACAGATTTATTTAGTTTACCCCTATTACCAAGTTGTCTCTGTAATTTATTAATGTACGCATTAAGATTTCTAGCACGTGTGATTTTAATTGCTCTTACATCACGGTTTGTGGGTCCACCCGCAGCTCTTAATGCAGCAGATGCAGCTGGTGAAGCACCTTGTTGCATGAGCTGCTGCACTTTGTTCTTACGTAAATTAGTTTTGAGTCTATTCAAATAAGTTTTTTGTCTATTTATAATTCCATTTACTTGTATTTTCTCATTAGCATTAAGACTATTTATCATTTGAGACTGAAGTTGCCCCGCGGTGACAGTTGCACCGTTTCTACCATAACAGGTATTAGCTTTATTAGCTAATCTACCACAACCACTTTTCGTAACAAATTTGACATGTTTTGGATCCATACCCGTATAAATTATAAAACCAGTCACGGCATCTTCAATCATACATTTAACAATTTTTCTGTTTAACGCGTTTACATACAATCCTGTAGCGATACCCATCTTATCACCACTTCCCACGATTGTATTGAACTTAGCAGCGTACATAAATTGAGACAAGTCTCCAATTGTTTTAAATAGAGCTGGGTATTGAGGAATTGGTATACTTACCGTAACACTTTTACCATCTTTCTTACGTTTAACATTCTGAGTTTTAAAATTTGTCGAACCATTGTTAGCCTTTACAGGTGTCAATATACTCCCGTATGCCTTATAGGACTTCCCAGCGATTGTTTTACCTATCAACTTAGGATACGTTACAATCCGTGCCGCACGTCCCATTTTATTAGACCCACCACCAGTTAAAAAACCGAAATTAGGGTCGTTGAACTCTTGAATAAATTTATCTCTAAATTTTTCAAAATTGTCAGTCTTGTTAATGACTTCATCGTGTATTAAATCATAAAATATTGTACGTATCACACTATCTGTGAGTGTCACTTTCTGAACCTGATTCGAATTGGAAAGTAAACCATCCTCACCAGCAAATTTAATCCTATCATATTTTCTAAGAAAATCGATAAACGTATCGATGTATTTACCTTGATTGTTTATACGTCTACCATTATTACCAAGATTGTAGTTTGAATCTAATACACTTTTTTGATTTGATCCAAGAGCTTTACCATCGATCACGGCTTTTACAAGTGATTTAAATACAACTTGAGAAGTTTCTGTATTTTTAACCGGTTTGTATGGATACGTAGTTAACGATGTATGAGGTGTAAACCCTAATGCACCAGAATCATCGTCAACTGTAATATGTTGAGTTACGTAAATAAGTCGTCCCTTGTTAGTCGTTCCAGGTAATTCCAATGCGAATGTATAAGGTCTAAAATCGAAGACGGTACTTGGATAACATGGTGAACCCTTATTGTTTCCATTATTGTTTCTGCAATTCGAACTACCATTTGAAGTTTGGGTGTACCCCCTTCCGAAGTCATATACAAATTTAAACATATACAAACGAGATTCAATATAGTTTCGCAAACTCCAGTTTTTACTCATGGTAATACCCGGATCACACAAACGAGGAGTATTGTAAAGAATTGGTACATTGGCCCTTTCAATTGTGTGTGTGAGAGATATTTGATTTTCTTGATCAACAGCTGTTAACCATTTACACCAGTTTTTGGAATGAATATCTGGTAACTGAGTTTTACATTGCTGTTTTATAATAATCTTTTTGTTGTTTATACATTCCCCGTCTATATGCGCAAGCATGTTTCCAAGAAATACAGCCTCGAATGCTCCTTTAGCTGCAACACCATCGGGTAATCTCGCTATATCATGCGCAAGATCCGTCTTACACTTTCCATTATTTGTCTGGTTAGACATATCTACTATCACCTGAGAAAAAGTTCATAGACCCACTGCCCATCGACGATCTCCTCTTCGATGAGTTTGTCCTTCAATTGTTCAAGTTCCTTCCTGTGTTCCAAAATCATACAGACTGTATCATCGTAACACTTCTCCACGAGGTCATTGATTTCCATGTCCACCAGGTATGTAGCCTCTGGTGACATTTGGGTGTAGTCAAATTTATGTGTACCAAAACCATACGTCGTCAACATCTCACGGGCAATCTGGTATACCATCGCGTAATCCGATGACGCCCCCGTGGTAACCTTCTCCCTACCATACACAACCTCCTCCGCGGCACGACCACCCAAGGCAACCCGAATTTGTGAGAGGAGGTACTCCCTAGTGTACATCGCAGACTCCGCATTCTCCTCCGAAGGTTGGAAGAAAGTCACACCACCAGCCGCTCCACGGGGCATTATAGACACCTTACGCACAGTATCATAATCGGGTGCTAGGACACCAACTATGGCATGTCCAGCCTCGTGGTAGGCCACCAACTCCTTTTTTCGCATCGAAAACTTTACGTCCCCCTTGGCTCCCACCACAATCCTCTGGTAAACATCCTCGATGATTTCATTGTTGATAGTTCCACCCGCATCCTTGACAGCCTTAATGGCACATTCGTTTAGGAGGTTTGCCAGGTCTGCCCCTGAGAAACCGGTAGTTTGCTTGGCGATCTTAGATAACTCTACATCTTCGGCCAAGGTCTTGTCCCTCGCATGGACACCTAATATCTTCTCACGACCTCTCACACTTGGGAGAGAGACCTGTATCTTACGATCGAAACGCCCCGGGCGGAGAAGGGCTTCATCCAATATATCAATCCTATTTGTTGCAGCAATCACAACGATACCAGTCTCGTTATCGAAGCCATCCATCTCTGTAAGAAGTTGGTTTATGGTCTGCTCTCTCTCATCATTTCCAGGTGTGACCGTTCCACCGCGTTGCTTCCCAACCGCGTCAATCTCATCGATAAATATGATGCACGGTTGATTCTCCCTCGCCTGTTCGAAGAGTTCACGGACACGCTTAGCTCCAACACCAACAAACATCTCTATGAATGTGGCGGCGGAGCACTGGATGAAGGGGACGTTTGATTCGCCCGCGATGGCACGAGCTAGGAGGGTCTTCCCCGTACCTGGAGCACCCGCGAGAAGGGCACCCCGGGGGATTCGAGCACCACTTCCGTAGTACTTTTCGGGTTGCTTGAGGAAGTCTACAATCTCCTCAAGTTCCTCCTTGGCCGAGTCAATTCCCTCGACGTCCTCAAAGCGGGTGGTGACCTCCTCTTCCATATTGAAATCCGTAGACCCGAGGAAGGGGTTGGGCATTCCACCACCCCCCGAAAAGAATGTTCGAGCCAAAGTAAAAATGTAGGCGACGAAGAAAAATATAAGAATGCTATCAATCACCGATACAGGTTGTGAGACGTCCACGATCACATCACTGTCGCTTTCCATGAGAACTTCCCAAAGTTTTTCATTCTGAACAATCTGGACATCCCCGTAATCACCATTCTCCTCATAAAATTGAGCTATATTCTTGTTAGGTTTTACAATAACTACAGGGAGTTCCTTGTCCTTTACACTCTGTATAAACTGACTGTATGTTTTGGGTTGATATTCAGGTTTACGCTCTTTTGTGATCTTAACGGGAGGAGATGTAAAACTTTTCCCGATGCTGAACATCTTGCTATATACACATTTTTTTAGAATAACCAATAACAGCACACGTTATTCTTTTACCCGCATGCCCTGTTGTTAAACTATCAGAATGTCCACCCACACCCAAATCGTCTGGGTCTTGGTGTATCACGAGGGACCTTCCAATCACATTTGCTTTAGTCCCCCTCAACTTTACCAGACTATCGACCAGTCTGAATTTAGCCACACCCTTAGAGTCAAAATGAATGTTTCCAAGATCACCAACATGCCTCTCTTTAGAATTTGGACCACCGTGTTTTTTACCATACGGGTTGAAATGTCCACATGCACCTAAACACCCATCTGTGAGGTCACCAGCTTCATGGATATGAATACCGTGTGCACTGTTTCGATATTTATTTGATTTCAATGTTCCTTTGATTAAAACTTTTCCACCTTTCTCTTCAAATTCAATTACACCCTTTACATTGGGATGATTGAAAAATGTTGTCGCAGTGATCATTATATCATTTACTGGGAAAACAAATTGCACATCTTACCAAACGTTTTTGATGTTTACATATTTGTGAATTGATACATACAGAACACATACTACGAATCAAACCATGTATACACAACCGACCGCCGTTACAAATAGGACACCGGATTAAGACCTTTTGATGGGGACAGGTGTTCATTAACTTAAAGCAATAAAATTAAAATTATATAATGAACATACATACTGATCAAGTAAATAATGGTGTGTATAATGTTTCTGTAATAAAGAATGACGAATATATTACGAAAACTATTTCACGCGGTTTTGAATGGGATGCGTGGATGCGACAAGATGTACGTTTGTTCCACAAAAAGGATACAGATATTATTGATATTGGTGCAAACATTGGATACAATACTCTTATGTTCTCTGATTATGGTCCAGTATACTCTTTCGAACCAGTGTACCACCACATTGTAGGTCTCAACATTAAGAATAATGTATTGAGAAACAAAGTTGAAGTTTTTCCATACGCTCTTTCAAATGAAAATAAGATAAGTGAGATTTTCATTCCTAATAGAGGATGTCAATCAAATACACACATCAATTATGGGGGGACGGGTTTTACATTACCCGAGGATTGGAGAGGGGGTTCGTTAGAAGTTACTTGTGAAAAACTAGATGATGTATACTCCGGTGTCACATCTTTTATTAAAATTGACGTGGAGGGTCATGAATTACAAGTTCTAGAAGGTGCTAGGGAAACTATTAAAAAATGTATGCCTACAATTCTCATCGAACTTCACGATTTTAAGGATTCGATGGAGGAACATATATTTCTAAAAGATTTGGGGTACGACGATCCCATAGAAAGACCCGAAGTCATGTTCTTGTACCGGGCAAAGGAAAACTTTTCAACCATGTAATACATCTGGTACGCTTCTACAACACTTGGACACCTGTATTCTTCGGGCATACATTCAGGGATACCTTCTTGTGAATAGTATGCAGTCTCACTTCGCCGCTCCTCAAAGTATTGTGGGTGGTTGTCCCATAACCATAGTAGGTGTCTAGCACAAGTATGAACCTTGCCATATCTACGCGTGTACTCGAGAGTCAAAGAGATTCCAATCTTACACGCATACATATAGTTTTCGATACTTGAACCAACCCACATAGTCATGGGGTGTTTTCGGTGCGCGGGGCGGTATCCGCGACGCGTTCCGTCCTTGGTGAGGGGTGCGTGCGAGTGGACAAAGTCTTCCTCATTGGAGAAATACCAAGCCGTATAGAGCATCTGGCATATTTCCAATTGGATTTTAACTACGTGTTGATCACATGACATGTGTGCAATCTCATCGGGGTCGAGGGATAGAAAGAATATGTTCATGTTGTTAGTTTTATAACTATTCACCCTCACTTAGGAAGACTGCGGCGGTTCATAAACAATACTAAAACTAACACTACAAGTATAGACGCAATACTTGATACAATTACAGGTGTCGAATTATTCTTTTCTGCATTTGTTGTATCGAGTTGATCTACAATGTCTGCATCAGACACATCTGGATTGTCAAGTCGGTCTTTAATATCTTGTATTTCTTGTTGTAACTGAGCAAGTAAATCCATTGCTTCTTCAGAAGCAGCATCCCCACTGCTCTGATGTTGATTACATTTAGCTTCGATTTCTGAATTACTCATAGTACCAAGAATATTCACATCTATCGAACATATCTGAAGATCTTTACAGTCATCTAAAATTTGTCGAGGTATATATTTACCATCACCCACGCATACCTGTGCAAGACATTTTTTATCACTCTCTGTAAGTAAATTGGCATAAGCCTCTGGGAGACTCTCCTTAAGTTCTTTATATCTCACATTTACTTTACTACATCCATACGAGTTCTCAAATGATGCATATCCACAAAATTTCCCATCTTCCCTCGTCGTGTTATAACATTCACAGAATTTATGAAATGGTCTTCGACAGCAAAAATATTTGGCATAGTCTCGGTATATAACCCCATTCTCCCCACCGTCAAGTTTGTCACATCTGTTTGTGTATTCATGAATACCATCCAAACATTTATCATGTAGGGCACCACCCCCTTTGGCCGCGACAAGTGGAAAATCTGATAGGGGACACAGTTCTTCTCCCATTATATTTTACTTACATTTTTTTTTTAGATACTCCCCAAAATTTCTAAAAGTTTCGTCACATCATTTTTCTTCGCGAGAGTTACAACGTTATTTAAAATTTTGTCGTCTCCTGTGATTTGCTTAAACAGACCGTAAATTAGATATGGTTTTTCTGATAAAACTTTACCATTATCTTTGATATATTTTTCGATTAAGAGTTTATTATCAACCCCAACCCCAACCCCAGGTGCATACGTTTCTCGGTTTTGACGGCGACGAAGTATAACTAATACTAAGAGTGTGATGATTGAGACCGATATAAAAATGATACGTCTCTCCATTTATAATTACAAAATATTTTATTCTTCTACATCCGATACATAGTCTTCTTCTGGTTGCTCTTCGTCTGCCTCGACTTCGACATCCATTTCCCCCTCTTCAATTGGAACTGCATCTTCTTCTTCTTCTTCTTCTTCTTCTTCTTCTGGTTCTGGTTCTGGTTCTGGTTCTTCTTCTGGGACCGGTTTCACAATTTTTATTTTTTTCACCTTCTTCACAGGTTCCTTGTTGAAAATTTTATCCAATATTGTAGGAACCTTTTCACCGAAAATGACTCGTCTGTCATATCTTCTTTTTACATCATCTAAAAAATATTGACTGAATCCATGACTTTTAAATGCTTGTAAGATAGATTTTATACCAGGCTTCTTATTCCTTTCATATAGAGACGCAATTGCATAATTAATTTTAACACGAATAATCCCACTTTTTAAAACTTTCAAAATAACCTGAACACTATCTATATATTCCAATGTAGGTTCTATTGGAAGTTTATTTTTTTTAACAATAATAGGGTCTGGTATATCTGGTTTCACATACGGAATACCCATTTGTTTATTATTTTTTTCTAAAAGTCTAAAATAATCGTCCGCTTTGTATATAGGTCGTTTTGGACATTTCATAACAGGTGTATGTGTAGGGTACATGATATTATACACAACACTACCTGGGGCTATATCCTTAATATCAAATGGTCTTGGAGCATATTTAACACGCGGTAACGGTCTCTGGTGTGGAACCATCTTGTTGTTTTACGATATTTTTTTCCAACTTAGGTGCAATAAAATGTTCTAGTTCACATCTAATTATATGTTCCGATTGATTATCTACATGTGTATAATACGGACCCCATATCTCAATCACTTTTCTTTTTCCATCATACCAGATGTAATCTAAACCCAACGTTTTGGTCAACCAGTAAAATCTTTTACCCGTCCTACCGATAAAAGCAAACAGGTGATTTTGATCATACTGAGACACGTCCATTTGTGAGTAGTGAGTGTTCGGGGGGGTGTACGGCGCCATCGTTCTTCTTACTCATAGTAGCTTCCTTTTGTTTAAGTATATTTCTAACATGTTTTTGTGAATAAATTTGTCCCTTTTGTTTTTTATCATTTTTAGTTACACGCTTTTTGGGTTCTTTATACTCCATTTTATAGATTATGAAATAATTTTTTAACTTAGGTGTCTTCATCAACCAAAGAGACATCATCTTCATCAACCAAAGAGACATCATCTTCATCTTCATCTTCGTCTGAACATTCATAGTCTTCATCCTCACTATCATCAATTAGTTCATAACCATTAGGTGTCGGAATATATAATCCAGTTTCCTCCAGATGTTCTACGTCATAAAACCCTGACACAGATCCCTTTTCAACAATTTCAATTTCCTGAGTAAAGTCGAATAATCCTCTTTTGACTTGTTCCAAAAACTTCACTTTATAGGTATCTTCATTTTCGTGAATAGTTTTTGCTATTTGAATACTTCCATCATTACATTTAATATCGATAATCATATCTCTGTAAAATAAAATTTAAATCTTTAATAGTATTAATGGAAAACCTGAAGAATTGGGGAATTAGGTATATATCTGGACGCACAGTTCTACCAACAGATGCTGTAATGTTCGATATAGATGACACCCTCATTTTCACAGATGGTAATCCTAATATCCCGATAATAGAACTACTCTACGACGCAAAAAGTCAAGGATATAAAATTGTAATTATTACAGCGAGACCGGGAATAAATAAAAACATTAATTGGACTAAGGAACAACTAAAATTGTATCAAATCCCATATCACTATCTAGGTTTCACTAGCGCACAAACTAAAACCCTTATGAAAAAACATTTACCCTACAACTTCATTCTCTCAGTTGGTGATATGCCCACAGATCTCACAGACTCTCTCCACAGTATCAACATTTCCAATTTTTATCACAGTTAAGGCAACTTACAAATGTTGTCATAGGTTCATCAGCTGATCGTGTTTGGAGTTGATAGTATGTGGTCTTTTTGGATTTACAGCGATTACATGTAAAAAACCCTTCTTGGTTCTTCATTTCCTTTGTTAAATATTCTTTCCGCATTTCTTCGTGAATTCTCACTTCCATCACCTTGGCATAAGGTCCATCGGGCCATAACTTCTCCGGTCTCATGTTTACAAAATCAAATGTTTTCAATTTCTTTTCAACCAAATCACTTTTAAGTTTGGGGTTTTGTTTAATGTTACTTTGAAGTGACAAAAACTTACTCTTATACATTTTTGTAAAATTAATATTTTCCCATACAGTTGGACCACATGTATTTACTGCTATTGCATAGTTTAGTATGTTCTTCTCGATATTGATACATATCGGATCTGATGCTGGAATATCGAGAAGAGTTGAAATCCTTTCAACTATGAAATTACGCATAGGATTTTCCATTTTGTATATATTTACTCATCTTTTTAATCAACTTAGGGGAGGGGAAGTCCTTCGTAAGGATTGTTTCGCTTACAGTCCTCTAAATTTTCAGGCGAGCAATTATCGAAGAAGTTCGCAACAACACGGGGTTGGTTACGTTCCTTATTCCATTGGTCGTTTAAAACTAGATTCGTATACTTCTCTGGGGTCTTCTGAATAAGAACTATAGCAATTATCAAGGCAAGTGCGATGAAGATGTGGAGGTCTTTCATTTATATTTTACAAATATTTTTTTATAAATAGAAACTAAGATGACTTTCGCTGTTCTAATACACGAAACAAACGGACATATAGAGCAAATAGAGCTAGACATCGCACCACATAAAAATGAAATATTCACCATTATCGGTGGAACCCAAACATTTATAGGTCAATGGCCTGATATAGATGTCGTGATCCTAAAAGCAGAATCATCGACGTCATCGACGAATGAAAATAAACTACCGAAGCCATTTGAAATAGAAGAGGTAAATGGTAAAATTCTTCTAGTTCGAATGGATGAAAATTCTGAACACCAGGATTTCACACTTGACGAGTATAAATTATTTAGTGGTTGGGACGAACGCGTCACAATTTAAAACTGCATTTGTATATTTCATAGCTAATTGAAAGTGAATATATGCCCAATCCATAGGATTTGACATGGTTGGGTGCCCTGGAATTGGATTATTATTTACAATCTGCATAATATCAATCTTTTCACCATTAGTAGTCTTAGCCATAGCAGATCCAACATCTTTTAGCCACATAATATGGGTTTTATCGCGACAATCGAAATTTTTAATGAAGTTCACCATTTATATTACTTGGGATTCTTTTCTATAAGTAAGCGCGCACTTGGATCTGTAATAGTGGTCCATTTGGGGCGCCATATTTCGGATATTAGGTGATCACTGTCCTTACCATAGTTGTTCCAGAATATTTCTCTGTAAAAAGCTTCCTCCTTAGTTAGGGGAACATTGTGTCCCCCAAAACAACTCACCGTCCACACAATGTGCTTATACTTATCATCATCAATATATCTCTCAGTGTATTTCTTCAATTCGTTTACCCAATTTGTTCCAACCGCGTCACTCATACCATCTTTCTGTCTCCAAAGAATCTCCTTTGGGAGATATCCTTCAAAAGCTTCACGTAAAATACGTTTCTCAATATCACCAATCTTTTTGGTTTGATTCATAGTCATACAGCAATCAATGAAATTCTTGTCAAGAAAGGGAACAATGAGATCGAGACCATGAGCTCCCGCACACCTATCCGCCCTCAATCCATCAAATTGGTGAATAAGTCTAAGACGTCGCATATTTTCACATGCGAATTCATCGACATTTGGTGCATTGTGGAAATAGAGGTAGCCCCCCAGTATTTCGTCACTCCCTTCACCCGAAAATATATACCGACATTTTGTTTTCTCTTTGATGTACTTACAAAGTAACCACATGGGTGTACTCGCCCTAATTGTCGTCGTATCGTAGGACTCAATTGATTTAATCACCGGCACCAGTGCCGAAATTCCTTCCTCGGGTGTAAAATTAACTTCGGTATGTTCAGTCCCCAAATATTTAGAAACTATGCGCGCGGCTTCAAGATCGGGACTACCGACTACACCTATCGAAAATGTCTTAATCTTACCCAATTTCCGTGTAGCAATCGACGCAATTAAACTACTGTCTAAACCACCCGAGAGTAGAAACCCCATTTCGCGTTCGGTATTCTCAATTCGTATATGAACCGCCTTTTCGAATACATCACGGAGTTTTGGATGTAAAGATGGTTCTATATATTTATAGATTCTCCAATACCCATTATGATAACACACAAAGTCATTTACATAGGAATCGTAGAAATGTCCAGGTGGAAATATATCAATCCTACATTTCAAATTAAGTAAAGCCTTAGCTTCACTCGCGAATGCGATTGAGTTTGGTCCATATCGACAATAAAATAATGGTCTAACACCAACTGGATCCCTAGCGGCCAAGATACGTTTCCCATTTGTATAAACAAAGGCAAAATCACCATTCATCATCTCCAAAGCTTTTTCAATTCCGTGGTATTTAATCAATGGCATGATAACTTCACAATCACTTTTACTCGACTCGGAATCTTTAGGTAGTTCACGATGATTGTAAATTTCACCGTTACATACAATCATTTCATCTCCACGACGGAAAGGCTGCATACCCGCTGGTGTAAGATCGTTTATAGCGAGACGGTAAAAATCCATACGACACTTACCAACTGTCTGACTTCTAAAATCATCGGGTCCCCTGTGATTAAGAAGATGCGAGGATATCTCAACTTCTTCACCAAAAAGGGCTATGATACCACACATTATTGTTAATTATCACGTAATGTTTAAGCCATCATTCAAAACCTTTCTATACATATAGTCATCGGCGTTTCCATCCATTTCCTGTCCAGACATGGCAATCATTTCTTCACCATTAAACATCGAAGTACTGAAATCTAATATACAGTAAAAGGAAACATTGGAACGCATTGACATTTTATCTATACCATCGTAGTCAAATTTTTCGAGTTTAAATTCCTTTGCTATTTCTTTGGGTGTTTTAACGATTCCTTCTAACCTTGGCTCAACTCTCCTTCTATTGTCAGACATGTCAAGTATTGGCCATACACCATATTTAAATTTAAAATGAGAAACATATTTTATACAATTAATACCTACATCTTTTTCAGAAAAACAAGCAAACCTGGATTTACCATTTGGATCTACTAAACTCAGATATGTTTTACATGGGATAAATTTTACAAGAAGGAACTCCATATAAATTATATAAGGAAAAAATCTTTAAATAATATATGAATCTTCCAAAGACTGCTGGACAATGTAAATATATGATAGCCCTCAACTCAGGTAAGCCAATTATCGTCGGAACCGGTCCAGCTGGTTCAGGGAAGACAATGCTCGCGTGTCATACCGCAGCTGAGCACATTCGTAAGCAACCACGTGGGAAGGTTGTCCTCACGAGACCTATTGTGGCGGCCGATGAGGATATGGGCTACCTCCCCGGTGATATGAATCAAAAAATGGAACCATGGACACGACCAATGTATGACATCTTCGAACAATATTTCACCTATAATCAAATGGATCGCTGTATTAGTATTGAACCCCTCGGGTACATGAGGGGGAGGACGTTCAACAATACCCTCATCATCGCCGACGAAATGCAAAATAGTACACCAAACCAAATGTTAATGTTATTGACCAGGGTTGGACCAGGGACCCGACTCATAGTCACTGGGGACTTGGAGCAATCCGACCTCGCGAATGAAAATGGTCTTTCCGAACTTATCTATAAAATGCAGCTCTTTGATCTCAAATATCTCGAACACGTTAGAATGAACCAAGATGATATTGTTCGGCACCCAGCCGTAAAGGAAGTGCTTAAAGTTTTACGAGTTTAAAAAAGAATGAAGGTTGTTCTAGCCCTACCAGGTAGAAGCTTCTCGGGTTCGTTCCTCATGAACTGGACTCAAACTGTAATGACCCTGAGCAAAAAGGGATATGAAGTTGTGGTCACAAATGAATATTCTAGCTACGTGACCTACTCTCGTATGAAAACCCTAGGTCTCGATGTACTAAGGGGTGCCGACCAGGTACCCTTTGGTGGAACCCTAAACTATGATGTTTGGTTGACCATAGATTCTGATATACTCTTCACACCCGAACAGGTTATTGAACTCATCGAGGACACCAAGAAGTATCCAGTCGTTTCTGGTTTGTACCGAATGCAGGATAGGGTTCACTTCGCCACCGTCCAAGAATGGGACGTCGAGTACTTCAAAAGGTGTGGGAGTTTTGAATTTATGAGAGACCTTCCCGCCGACAAGTATGTACCCGTGGCCTACAGTGGGATGGGTTTCTTTGCGTGTCGGAGAGGGGTCATAGAGAAGTTGAAGTATCCATACTTTAGCTACCCCCTCGTGGAGATTGAAGCTGAAGATGGGAAAATTCTGAGGGACACCTGCTCGGAGGATGTCTCATTCTGTAAAAACCTCACAGATGCCGGCTTTGAAATCATGGTAAATACGGGTCTCCATGTTGGTCACGAGAAGACTCTCGTTGTTTGATGTTATCGATTTCAGCCTCTATCATTTTTAATCCAAATTTAGATGAATTAACCCTATGCCCTAATTCATCCAATTTTATTTTTAGTAGTTTGTATTCCTCACCGATGTTGTAAACTTCCTGATCTAAATGACCATACTGTTCAATGAGTTTGTAGTTTTGGGGAATCTTACTGAGTTCACCAGCAAGTTTGTCACAAAAATATTGTAATCGGTCTATACACTCATCCATTGCTAATCTTGGTTGAGATTATTATACATGTCCTTTGCCGCTTTTAAACGAAAATCGAGATCTGTGCCAGCCCATTGAATAATAAAGTCTCCCTCTTGCCACTGACCATCTGTGCCGAGTATATCTTTATACTCAGGTCTCATATGAAGAAGAGGTGAACTTTTGTAATCATAAGAGTTCATAACTCTTTGTGGTAAAACTTTACCAAGTCTAGACCACATTGTAGTGCCACCAGGTTTCATCCCAGTTTCTTCCAGATGAGAACCTATGAGTAAATCCTGAATGAGTTGATTTTCAAATAAATACCAGTGTCTATAAACTGGTAATCCAGCGATTATAGTGTTTATGAATGATCTACCTATTTCAGAATTTTTGATCAACATGTTTCCACAGTTTGTACCGTTACAATCAGCTGGTACCATGAAGTGAGTATCTTGATTAGCATATTTCTCAATGATGTCTTCGAGTTTAATATCCATGTTTGTAATCATACAATCCGTTTCAGATGAAAAAATCCATTCCACATCGGGATGCTTTTGCATAATTTTTCTAACCGCGTAAATTTTACTCCAACCTATGGGGATATGGTCATCTGGGATTGGTGGATTTCCAGCTTTCATTGGTTTACCCACGATGGACACAGCCCCATCTTCAAGATGATAAAGGGTATACCCATGTTTTTCACAATATAATTTTCTATTCTTATGAACTGTCCATTCTGCCAATGGAATGTATTTATCGTCATTAACTGTCACGATTATACACTTCATATATTTAAAGATGTATGTATCCTTTAATATAGATGTCTATTATCACATCTTTGGGTAATACTATTTCTATAGACTTGGAAGATGAGGAAATAATGAACCACATTTTTGACAACACTTCCTGTGCAAAGATTATTATTCGACAAATAAATAACGACAGATTGTATGATCCATTTTTTAAAGATAAAAAAGATCTAGTCATTCTTGATATAGGTGCAAATATAGGTTTGTTTACACTATATGCACAGGACTCTGCATCTAAACTTATTTCAGTTGAACCAACACCTTCACATCAAAATATATTTGAAAAGATTTGTGGAAAATATGAAAATGTGGAACTTGTTAAAGCTGCACTCTCAGATAAAAATGAAAATGTAATTTTTTACACATGCAATGCGAATTCTACACAAAACTCATTGATTAAAGGTAAGGGCACAGCCGTTGGTGAATCACCACCTGATGAAAATAAAGTAACTGTACGAGGAGTAACCTTAGAAGCTTTATTAAATGAATGTAATATTGATCACGTCGATTTTTGTAAAATAGATATAGAAGGATCTGAAATGATTGCCATTACAGAAGAAACGCTTAAACCAGTATATGATAAGATAGATAGAATGTTTATTGAAGTTCATTCAACTTATTCCGGAGCAGATGTGAAATGGGAGGAGCATCTTATAATCAACCGTAAAAAGATTGAAAAAATCTTAGATAGTGTTGGTTATAAATACGAGGTTCTACCAAGTATGTACAATGATACATTACATGTATTTAAAGATTCTAAAACCAACTAAAATAAATGGAACAGCGTGTTGTTGAAGTTGCATATGACAACAAGATTGGTCACATTGGTAGTTGTTTAACGACCGTTCCAATTTTAGATTACATCTATAAACATAAAAAGAAAGATGATGTTGTAGTGTTAAGTGCTGGTCACGCAGGGATAGCATTATATGCCGCCTTGGAGAAGTACGAGGGTAAAGATGCTGATGCATTATATAAGAAACACGGTGTACATCCTAATAGAGATATTGATAATGGTATACATGTATCAACTGGATCTTTAGGATCGGGTATAACTATAGCAGTTGGTTACGCACTAGCAGATAGAGATAGAGACGTACACGTAGTCATTTCAGATGGTGAATGTGCCGAAGGATCTGTTTGGGAATCTCTCACATATATCAGGAATGCAGGACTTAAAAACTGTAAAGTGTATGTTAATATAAATGGTTATTCCGCGTATGATAAGGTAAATGTGTGGTATCTATGGCTTCGTTTAAAAGCTTTCAATTGGAGAACCAAGGTTTGGTTTACAAAAAATCCTGACTTCGACTTTCTAAAGGGATTACAGGCTCATTATCACGTTTTATCTAAAGAGCATAAAGAAGTTATGATTAATTCATACAATAATGCGCAGAGAGTTTGCTAAGAACCTTCACTCTGCTATGAAAAAAGATGAACGAATCTTTCTAATTACAGCTGATTTAGGTTATGGAGTTTTAAATGATATTCGACGCGACTTTCCCAAACGCGCTATAAACATTGGTTCTTCGGAAATGTTGATGGTAGGTATAGCAGTTGGTTTAGCGCAATCTGGTTTCATCCCAGTTTGTTACTCCATTACTCCATTCCTCTTGTACCGACCATTTGAACTTATACGAAACTATATGAATTATGAAGGAGCTACGGTTAAATTAGCGGGATCCGGGAGAGATGATGATTACGCTCACGATGGTATTTCTCATTGGGCAGGTGACGATATAGATATAATGTCGGCTCTTAAACATATAAAACTCTATAAACCCAAGGACAATACCGAAATGGATACAATTTTCAATACATTTATATATAATAATAAACCCTCTTACATTAACTTAACGCGTTGAGAAACGTAAGATTCACCAAGTTCACTCATGTCTGTTATTTCATATGTAGCCCCGAAATCTGTAGCCCATTGTGACAATCGTTTCTTTTCGGGGTAAACGAGGTCACACTCTTTTTCAGTTCTAATGCCATCTATATATTCACATACTACCTTTCTCACGTCTTCGATATCGACAAAATCAAAATACTTGTCCCTATCAATGACGATATGCCCATTTTGTTTACAGATGGTTTTAAAACGATCCCTGTTATGAGGATCTGGTTCACCGGAACCATAGCATCCAAATATGCGAAGTGTAAAGGTATTATCCAAATATTCTATTCGTTTATCAACTATCCACTTTGATAATCCATACGGGTCTACGGGTGGATTACCCCTAATACCAGCACCACTTGAAAAATAAATTACTTTACCTTTAAAAACTCGTATGACATTTTCAAACATGAGAATGTTATTATGAGTTATGTTACCATCTTCTGGTACAATCATACTACCACCCATTACTGCACAATGAACAACTACGTCAAAGTGATTTTTTATAAAAAAATCTTCGGTTTGTGATTGATTAGTGAGATCTAAATCCTTTCTCGTAATCCCAATCCAATTTGGGTGTTTACTCAAAAAGTATCTACCCAAAAATCCATTTGCTCCAAGAACACAAATTCTCATTTAATAATTATTTTATGTTTCTTTTAAGTGTGTATAATTTACTTAAAAGAAATAATAACATAAACAAATATCATGACGAGTAATGTTTTGGTAACAGGTGGTTGTGGTTTTATTGGTTCTAACTTTATCAATATTATGAGTAAAAAGTACCCAAACGTACATTTTGTAAATATAGATAAACTCGATTACTGTTCAAATATTCTTAACGTTGATTCAGAAGTTTCCACCTTTGTCAAAGGTAATGTTGGAAATGCTGAACTTATTGAACATATACTATCGAAATATACATTTGATACAATATTTCATTTTGCAGCCCAAAGTCATGTAGATAACTCATTTGATAGTGCTCTATCATTTACACTTGATAATACATACGGCACCCATGTTCTTATAGAAATGTGTAGAAGATATATTCCTCACGTGGAGTTTATTCATTTTAGCACAGATGAAGTATATGGAGAATCTAAAACGAATGAACGATTTACAGAAGAAAGTGCTGTTCTAAAACCAACAAATCCATATGCAGCCTCCAAGGCTGGAGCTGAAATGATTATTCATTCTTATATAGAATCATTTAACATGAATGCTAAAATTATTAGGTGTAACAATGTGTATGGACCTAATCAGTACCCTGAAAAAATTATACCAAAATTCAAAAAACTTTTAAGAAACGGTAAAAAATGTACAATTCATGGTAAGAACTCATCAAATATTAAACGAGCATTTTTACACGTTGAAGATGTTGTGAATGCAGTCGAGATAGTATGGAAAAAGGGTGTGACTGGTGAAATTTACAACATTGCATCAGATGATGAACTTACTGTAATTGAGGTGACCCACCTCATCATAAAAACACTTCTAGAAACTACTGATTATGATAAATGGATCACCTACATAGATGATCGTCCATTCAACGATGAAAGATACTACATATGCGCAGACAAATTGAAAACTCTGGGGTGGAAACAAAATAAGACGAGAGAAGATCTCATTAAATTTTTAAAATTGGATACGTGATTCACATTAGAGAATCATAGAAATTACTACCATCGGGGGAAATATACTTCCCATCTTCCCATCTGTTGTCCTGTTTATCGACAGACTTAATGTGCCATAGAGCTATGTGAGGTTCAGGTTTTAAAATTATACGTTTCTCGAATCCTATTATGTTTTCATGTAACTCCCTACTATAATAGATACACCCAGGTGCATTTTTGAAAATTCTACCTTGATAATCTGGCCAGTTTATCCACCCAACTTCATTTGTTTTAAACTTCATTTTGTCTAACCATTCTTGTGTAGAACCCGGTTGAATATTTATACGAGGTATCATTACTAAATCTGCACCAGTATCGATGATCACCCCTTTCACACTCTTTATAAGATGTTCTTGGGGCATCTCATCAGCATCAACCACAAATATAAATTCACCTGAACACCTTTCTAAATGAAAGTTGCGGTGCTTTGCAAAATCACCACAAAAATCCCGCTCATTTACAACTATACTGTCCTTGAAGTGCTCGAGAACATCTCTAACAGTTTTAGTAACATGTAATGTATCAACGAGTATATTAATTTCGTCACAGGGATCTTTGACCTTTTTCAAGAAAGATAATAGGGAATATAAATCCTTCGCTTCGTTACAAACTGTTATGGCGTATGAGACTTTCATTATTGATAAAATAGTTCCATCCTTTTAACTTCCTCAGGATATAATATTTTCTATAAGTATAATAAATAATGGCTGCTCTCGGAGCTCTCGGAACTATGTCTGCTATGGCGGGTGGTGCGGCGAACACCGTTGCCGCTGGTGTCGTCCCAGTTGGTCAGGGATCCAAGCTTAAGATAGACATGATGACTATTGTCGTGACCCTCATTCTCGCTGTCATCTACATGATCACAGCGGCCGCTGGTATTGGCACATTCTCGGATTGCCCAGAACTCGCGGATAAGAAGATTCACCAAAACCTCAGCCGCCTCCTCTCCGCTACCCTCGCGATTGCCCTCGCCATCCCATTCACCCTCTTCATCGCCATGGTTTCCAAGGCCAAGTTGACTGGGGTCCTCACCCTCGTGTACTCCGTCATGGGTATCATCGGTAGCGCCATCGCCCTCAACTACTCCCTCAAGTGTAACGCTGGCTCAGAGGACAAGAAGGTCTCTACCGCTTACAACTCTCTCAGCCTAATCACCTTCATCGTCGCACTCATGGTCGGTGGTTTCCTGGTCTACAAAAAACCTAAGTTTGCTTAAATGAGACCAGTCACAGTAAATGTCTATATCCTGATGATGCTCTTGGCCTACGTGATGCGCAGGGCAGGAACATTTTCATTAGAAGAAAAGGTAAAATTAATTGAATATTTAGGTTACATGGCGCTCAATCCAAATAGAGTGGCAAACCCAAGCATGGCCAACCTACCATTCTTAAGCTCAGCCTCAGGGGTGAAGGACCAAAACTCCTCCTCCTCGAAGCCCTTGACGGTAATGGCAGACGCCGCAGCTAGGGTCGTAACAACACCAGTGGCGGCCAACGCATACATTGGATCCTCACACTGCTGAATGATATTCTCCCCCGACATCATCCAATCCAGGGAACCCCAAAGAATGCCTTGCATCGCGGCACGTCCATTGACGACCTCCGCGAAACGCGCAGCCTTGTTTGGAACTTTCGAAGGTGTTGGGACCGGGCGGGTCGTAGAGTTCTTAGCAGCACTCGCTCTAGTGTCGTAACGCTTCACATAGGTGGGCTTCAGTTGGGCAATGGCAGACATTTTGTAATTATCATTTAATCCGAATCTTTAAGTCTTTTTTCGTTCCTTCAGTAATATTTCATTCAATATATATAATTGAACAAGTATGCCAACACCTGTAAACACAGTAGTAGCGTTCGTCCCCAATTTTCTATATTGATATGTAAACCATAAACAACTTGAAATCAAACCCACAATTACAACACCCTTCTTTTCGACATCAACAAATTTAGCAGTCTCAACTTGTTTTATAATTTCAACGAAACTTAACCCAAATGCCAGTGTTGAAATGACCTCGTCAAAGTTCATATATTATTATAAGAGATTATTATAGAAATGGATTCTATTTTACAAAAGTTTGCTGGAAAAATTACACCCAAGACTGTTATCAAAACAGTTGAAGAATTGAGGGTTGAATATATCGATGATGGTATATCAAAGGAAGATATCCCACCCATCATCGCCCGCCTCGTCTTTGAAGTCTCAAAATTTAAAAGACTTCCTGGACCCCAGAAGAAAAAACTCGTCATCGCCATTCTCAATCACATCATCGAACAAATTGATGTGGGGGACCAGGATAGTGATTTTGAAATCATTCTAAAAAGTATGGTTCCACCAATCATAGATAGCTTTGCTAGTGTGATGAAAACACAAAAAGCGTTACTCAAATTTTTACCATGCTTCTAAATATACATAAGGAATTAACAATATACATAAATATGAGATTTCCTTCTCTGGATGTTATGATCCAATACGGTATATATACAGTAAAGGAACTCGAGCGTTTTTCAAAAGGACTTGTATCGAAAAGAAATATTACAATCCTAAGTGAGTGTCCGAAGTGTTCATTTGTTCATAAAAAATCAAATTGTGTAAATTGTATTCGATGAAATATTGCACCGTAACAAGTTATATGTCTAAAGGCCCAGAAATTGTCAGCAATAATCACATGTGTGCCGAACGACAATTAATAAAACGATTGTATCGCGAATGTTTAAAAAGTGGGTATAAACCCCATCAATTCACAGAATGGCTACATAGGAAACACGGTGATTTGATTGTTTCAAGACAAAACATATATGGTGATGCTATATCAATGCCATGTGTCATATGTAGGAAAGTTATGGAGAGACTAAACATTTCTTGGTGGGCCCACGATGGTTGTCAGTGGATCCATAGTAAGAAATCTAAATTTGTTCCAGAATCTAGACCCACGAGTAAACAAATGAGGGTTTTAGGATTTGGGGGTTATGATCAACCCCAAAGCTGATTCTAGATTATTGTGGTTCCGTTTTAGTGGTTTATTTCTCTTTAGTTTTAGTGAATTATTATTCGTTGTAGAATTCTTTATTTCTTCCATCTTCTTCGTGTTGGAAATAAAGGGTATTAGTGGTGCCACAACAGGCTTGGTTTCTATAACGTCCGGAACCGATACATCTTCAGTATGATTATGTCTAAAATCCTCTATAGTCATAGTTCCACCAAATTCTTTTAATTTAAATCTATTCGGTGCAGGTTTTATATGACCAATTTGTTTAAATAATTGTTTGCGCATCAGGACCATATTTCCACATATAATACCACCCCTACTTAACCCATACTTATCCAAAGCATAGGATTTCATGCAACTCCAAGAACAAAAATTGCCACATGTTTGAAAGGTCTTAAGTCTTTCATCATATTTGTATGGTAAGCTTAAAGATGTTCCACTAACATCGTGACAACACCACCAACACCACATAGTCAGACGACTTATTATCTCTTTAATAGTTTTTTTTCTCAGTACAAAGTAATAATATAATGGGACTTTTCGGTGACGCATTCACTAAATCGAAACCGACACATCAAAACGTAGTGCAAACTTTTAATATGAAAGCTATCAATAAAAGTATTTATAATGAATTTAATAGAACCGAAACAATCGCACAAGCAAGCTTAAATAATGTGCAAAAAATGAAAATTGTAGTTTATGGATCGGTGACAAACTGTAACATTCGGGGAACCCAAACTATCGATGCCAAGACCCAAGCGTCTGTGGCAGCTATGATTAATAAAACCTCTGAAGTAAAGGCTAAAATTACAAATGAAATGCAACAGGCAGCCAGTGCTGCAATTGAAAAAGCCGCAGAACTGGGTAATTTAGCAGACTTGGGTTTGGGTGGTGGTTCCAATATGGATATCAAACAAGATCTAACAATGGAAGTTCATAACATAGTTCAGACTGAAATTGAAAATATAAACATAGCTAAGGCAATTGCTGAACAGATGAATATCCAGGATGAAGAAATCATTATATACGGTGATTTGTTTTGTCGAGTGGATAGGGATGAGGGTATTGATTTATCACAAAATATTACTGCGCAGCTAGCCGCCAACGCTATTAGTGACCAAATTGTACAAGTTCTAGTTGAAAATGATATTACTAATAAACTGTCTCAAGAAGCAGCAGCCACTGCCAAAAAGACAGATGGTGGTCTGGCTGGTTTGGCCAAAGGAGTTGGTGAAGCCTATGCGAACGTGATCGATTCTGTTCTCGGTCCAATTTCTGGTGGTAATGGACAAATGGCTTCTATGGCCTCATCGTTCATTTGTTGCATTGCCATCGTTGCAGCCCTAGTTTTCTTCATGTCTCCAGCTGGACAGGGTGCCACCAAGAACTTTATGAAGAAGCGAAAGTAATTAAATACCATTCGTAATTATAGCATCAACATCATACTTATACATATATTCCAACTCCTTTGGTTCCTTATGTGTATATGTGTAGACCCCAATATTTTTAGACTTACAGTAGGTTATGAAATCGTGATCAAGACACGTCCAATGGACGACCACCATCGATAAATTCTGTGTAATCATATCATACTCTCTCGGATGAAAAGTCGTTTCAAATGTAGAACCCTTCTTGTAATAATCTGGTAAAATCTTTACAATCCTTCGATTGAAACTACAAAATGTAACCCGTTCTGTGGGTCTTCTCGTGTAAAATCTCTCAAGTGCCCCGACTACCTCAATGTTGTTGCCTTTGATGTCAAGAATAAGATCCTTGTGAATTATTTTAGGTAATTTGTCATAAACTTCTTGGAGAGAACATATTCCAAACTTTTTTAAAACTTCGAAACTAGTTTCTGATATGAAATAATTATCAATATACACATCGTGGTATAAAACAATTTCCCCAGTTCCACAAAGTTGAACATCGATTTCAATACCATCATAGCCCAAATTTATTGCCCATAATATTGCATTGATACTATTGTCCCTGTACTCCAATGAGTATCCACGATGGGCTATATATCTCATTAACTTAAAGAGATATTTAAAGTTTTATTTAATGATTCTCTCCATTGATGTGGGTATAAAGAATTTAGCTATATGCGCCCTTGATGAAAAACAGAATAATTTGGTTATACATTGGGATGTAGATGGAATACCTCCCCAACATAAAGATGGTGTATACATTTCTATGAGAGACCATCTCGACGAGAGACCATGGGTCTTAAATGCTGATATCATTCTCATAGAAAAGCAACCAGAACGTAATAAAAAGATGGTCTCGGTGATGCACTTCCTTCATGCGTACTTTATTATTAAGTGCCCCGAAGCTGAAACCATTCTCTACGACGCCCGTCACAAAATACCAGATGTGGCCGGTCCTGGAAAAGCACAATATAATAAGAGAAAGAAGGTATCCATAGAGAGATGTGAAGCCTTTATCCGTGATGGACCTACTAATGCACACTGGTTACCCACCTTCCTCAAGTCTAAAAAGAAGGACGACCTGGCGGACACCGTCATGCAGGCACTTTCCTTCGTGAATAGAAAAGAGGTGACCCCAGCCTCAAAGAAGAAGAAAACGACAAAGTTGGTTCCAAGGAGACCTAATGAAAATCAAAAAGCTACAAAATATTCAAAATCAAATTTAGCTTGGATTTATTTGAACAAAGTTGATTGTGAAGTTTTGGAAAATAATAAAAGGTTCATGAAAGATTTGAAGAGGTACTACAAGAATATTGGTGATATGGTTAAAGAATTAACTTAAATTTTAACTAATGACTGAACCCTCATTAGACACATGGATTACGATAAAGGATAATGAAAAGAAATATAGTATGCCATATTTCAGTTATCGCATATGTTGTAATCATAATGTAAATGGTGAAATTTCTCTCTTAAAATCTATACTTAAAAATACCCCAAAAGCTTGTATCTTTGATGTGGGTGCGACAGGGTCTTGTTTTCCCGCGGAAGTTGATACTGATACCACCGTACATTTATTCGATCCCGCTTTTATACCTTCTGGCGATGAATGGAAAAACAAACCCGAGTATAAAATGTATAAACGAAACGTAAACTACGATGGTGAAAACATTTTCGTTAATAAAACTATTGTCGATGACGATAAATTTAGTATTTCGGAATATTGTTCAAAAAATGACATCAAACATATAGATTTTTTAAAAATTGATACAGACGGTCACGATCTTGCTGTGTTAAATGGAATAGGAAATGTAAATGTAGATATGATTCAGTTTGAATATGATCACTTTTATAGAAAAAAAGACATAAATATAAATGACATGTTTAACAATTTACCAGATTGGCATTTTTTCTACATTCTTCCAACGGGTTTAATTGAAATAAAGGACATGAGAACTGATTATATTTATACTAATATATTAGCAACCAAAAAGTTTCCCGATAAAATTATAAAGGATTTCGTTCCCATTATGAAAGATAGTGTAATAGAAACTCGTGATGTAGCCGAGTTTGTTCTTGATATTTTCTGGGAAGCTAACATACCAACTGAACAATTTAAAAACCTATATTGCTATAGTTTAAACGAACCAAACAAAATAGATGTGAAATGGAATCTCAAAGACGCATTATCTCGATATAGTTCTCTTTATGATAGATAAAGAAATAAACGGATAGATATTTATAATGGAAAAAGTTTTGGATCATGGATTTGTTAGGCTCGTTGATTACATGCCTCAAAAAGATTTGGATTCGTCGATCGTACAGGCAGCCCGAGTCTCATATGGAGATGGGACTAAGTCCACACGAGGAGACAGGGGTCTCATACGATACCTCCTTCGCCACTGGCACACGACTCCGTTCGAAATGGTCGAATTCAAGTTTCACATTAAGATGCCCATCTACATCGCAAGACAACATATGCGACATAGAACAGCCTCAATTAATGAGCTATCCGCCCGTTACTCCGTCGTACCCAAGGAGTACTATGAACCGGATACTCTGAGGGGGCAGTCCCAAGTAAACCACCAGGGGTCAGAGGGTGTCGTCGATGTTGGAGAGGATCTCACTGGGAAGGTATCTCAACACCTAACCCACGCCTTTGATGTCTACGAGGAACTCCTAGAGGGTGGAGCCTGCCGTGAACAAAGCCGTGGGGTGCTCCCACAGTCTACCTATACCGAGTTTTATTGGAAAATGAACCTCCACAATCTCATGCACTTTCTCCATCTGAGGATGGACGGTCACGCCCAAAAGGAGATCCGCGACTACGCCACCGCCATCTACGACTTAGTGAAGCCCCTAGTCCCCGTCACGATGGAAGCCTTCCTAGACTTTAGGGTCAATGCGATGCATCTCACGGGGCCAGAGATCGAAGCCCTCCAAACTGGGAAGACTATAGAGTCCCCGGGGGAGAGGAGGGAGTTTGAGGAAAAACTAAAGAGGTTAAAAATAAATGTCCCTACATAATAAATGCTTGCCATCGCAACTTCACCAACTATTTTCGCCAGTAAAAAGGGCTTCAAGAGGCTCAGTAAAAAAATCAAGAAGGATCGGGATATGGACGTGGACAAGATCAAAGGTAAATTGAGTGATATTGTCCGCGATGAGCAGAGGAGGCTAAAGGAATACTACAAGGAACATGAGAAACTTGTCAAGAAGGATGAAAAGTCCAAGCCCAAGAAGAGTGTAAAGAAGTCTATCGATCTTTACGAAAAGTAAACCATATCGCACCCAATATAAACACACCAGCCAAGGGTGTATCGTGAAACCTCTCCGCCAATACAGCACAAATTATACTATATTGAACTACCCGTATTTCCTGCCTCGTTTTAACCATCGACCGTCTCATAGATGCTCTGGATTTCTCCAAACCCAGAACAGCTGTGCTTATTTTCCCAATCTTCGAGGGAATCTCCGTCGTCTTCATAAACATTTCCCCCAAGTCGAATGATTCCAAGAACTGCTGTTGAATCATTGGTTCCAGGTAGGTGAAGTAATTAAACTCTGGATCCAACTGAATGCATATACCCTCTATGAGAGAGAAGGACTTCGCCAGGTAGACGAAACTTGTTGGTACGACGAAGGGTTTCTCCATAGCCAGCTCAGCGGCGAGTTCATCGTTTACGATAGCACCACCATCTAGGGTCTCCAGGTACCCAAGGATGCTCTCAAAAAAAAGTTCAATGTCTGAGATATCCGTAGACGTTGGGACGATGACCCCCAGGCGTATTAAAATTTTTACTATCCCCGAGGTGTCCCTATTTACAATACAAAAGAAGAGGTCTTTGAAACCTTCTCTGAGTTCATCCGATAGTGGGATGACTAAACCGAAATCGTAGAAGACCAGCTTACCATTCTTCGAAATACCCAAGTTCCCGGGGTGTGGGTCAGCGTGGAACAGACCAGCCTCCATGGTCTGTATGACGTATGAATTCACGAGGGCTTCACACACCTTTAATTTGTTGATTTTCCCGTCCCTGATTTCAGTAATCTTATCTGTTGGTACATATTCCATTACAATCATTTCATTCGTACAGTATTTTTTATACACCCGTGGAATCTTAATCCATTCAACATCTTTCAGAGACTTCCTAAATTTGATCGCATTATTGACTTCTTGAACATAGTCTGCTTCACCCAAAAGATATTCAATTGAATCATTTAGAACAAAGTCTGAACTATTCCCAGTATCAATCCCCACAGATTGAACTATTTTTAGAATTTGTTTCAAAGTTTCTGTATCGGATTGCATCGTATCATAAATACCCGGTCTTTTCAATTTTACAACTACGGGTTTTCCATTTTGGAGAGTAGCCTTGTGGACCTGACCAATACTCGCAGACTTAAATGGGATATCATCAAAGTCCTTGAAAATATCTAGATCAATCTGATCCCTAACTAAATTACAATCAAAGGCGGGAACGTCATCTTGGAGAGATTCAAGTTCACGGGTGAACTCTGGGGGGTAGAGGTCCCCCCTCGTAGACGCAATTTGTCCTAATTTTACAAATGTTGGACCAAGATCGAGAAGTTGATCTTTTGTCCATCTCCCGAGCTCCGATTTGTCTTCCACAAAACGCTCTTTCCACAGGAATTTGGCGGCAAACTTCCAAGTCTTTACCTTCTGTTGAGTTGGTTTTGACAAGGGTTTTATTACACTCAACATACCTATGATATGAAGATATTTTTAATGTATACTAAGAGTAGAATGAAGATTCATATTATCGGCGCAGGACCAACCGGGATGTCTCTCGCTTGGGAGATTCTTAAATCAGGAGAAGACCATGATATAACTATTTATGACCGAAAAACTTCGGCTGGTGGTTCATGGTGGGAACCCGAAATTGGTCTGAGGGATCTCCACGCACATCGACTCTTATTTGACACCTTCTACAATACACGTTCATTATTCAATGAAATGAATATAGAATGGGACGACATGTTTGAACCAACAAATGATCAGGGAGGTCGAAACTTTTTATTAAAGTCCTTGAATGCGAGTGACTATATGTCTTTGATAAAACTTGTAATGAAAGTATTATTCCAACCAACCAAGTTCAAGGAAATAAGTCTTAAAGACTCTATAGGTAAATTAAGTGAAAATGGAGAAAAGTGTCTAAAAAACCTACCCCTTATAATGGATGGCGTAACGTGGAACACGATGTCTGCATATGAATTTATTCAAAACTTAAATCATGTGGCCCTAGCCAAACCATATACACAAAGAGTTTCAGGTAAAGTGATGGGTGATGCGATGGAAGAAGCACTCACAGAAGAAGGTGTAAATTTTGTGTTTGGAATGGAAATGAAAGATATCGAATACCAAGAAGATAGTTACAAACTCACATTTTCAAATGGAACTACCATTGACGATGGACAATTGTTTCTGTGTATTGATAATAGTCCAGCATTAAAAGCCCTTGGAGACAACTGGGGTCCTGATGCTGACAAAAAAGTTAGAGAAAGTACCTACGGAGCTATAAATGTTCTCTTAGATTACGATGAACCAATCACTTTGAAGTCGGATTTAGAAATTGCATCCGAAACGAAGTGGAATTTACAACCCAGAGTTTTATCGGATGGTAAAACTGTATCTTGTGTGATCTGTAACCTAACACGTGAAGTGTTGTCAAACACACCAGAAATGTTAAAACTTGAGGTGATTGATCAGTTGGGTATATCCTCCCCAAACACAACTAGAATTGGGTGGGGTGCGGACTGGAGTGAAGAAGATGGTTGGACTTTCTCACAATCTTCCGGGGTTCTCAGTCTACATGGACAACTTCCGTTTTTTGGAAAATGTTCAAAAGTTGCGATGTGTGGCATGATGTCACCCAGAAATACCCCTTATTCAAGTATAGAATCAGCTGTCGAAGTTTCTAGAACACTCAGTCATGAATATTTCGGAACTAGAAAACCAATCAAACCATTTACTTTGAGTCAACGTATATTACTTTTGACAATGATACTTATAGTTTTAATTTTAATATATCGTAATAGAAATCAATGAAGTTTTTAGCTTCCGTGTATGAACCAATGTATGAATATAATAGTAAAAAGTATATTCGTATTAGAATTCCACCCGCACTGGTGACGCGAGTCAATGATACTCAAATGAAAATGAATCACCTTCTGACGAATTCTAATATTGATAATCCTTTGGAAGGAAGTATTCTCAAAGTAAAAATTCCATTTAGATACAGACGGGTCATGTGCGAAGTTAAGGGAAAACCCCTCCAATCCTGTGTAAGAGGGGATGAAATCAAAGTAGAAATTGATTTCAAAGGATATTGGAACGTAGGTGATTATTCAGGGTTTTCGTGGGTTCTCAAATCTTCGGAATATAGTTAAAGTTTCTGCCGTCTAATTTAGTATACATGACAGTTCTCACGAGAACGGGGTACCTTGCCACAGAAGGACCCCTCCAGGAAATTAAAAAGGAGCTTACCGTAAGACCTATAGTCAATGGGGATTATGGATTTCCGCCACCACCTTTTAAAGTTTTTAAAACGATTAAAAATGGTATCTGTGTCCCGCGCTTCTATGGCATCGAGAAACTTGGTGAACCTAGGGAGGACCGAAGACCCCAACCCACCCGAATTACAACCAAGTTTGCTGGCACCCTTCGAGACGCAACACACCAAAATGAAGCACTTGCTGCAGCTCTTAAGGCGGGTCATGGCGTTCTCTCACTCCCGTGTGGTTTTGGGAAGACCACCGTATCCCTGGCAATAGCATGTACGTTGGGCTATAGGACAATGATTGTCGTTCATAAACAGTTCCTAGCCGATCAGTGGAGGGAGAGAATTAAACAATTCTGTCCGGGGGCCACCATTGGTGTCGTTCAACAAGATAAGAAGGAGGTTGATTGTGATTTTGTGATCGCTATGCTTCAATCACTCTCCCTAAAAGAGTATAGTTTTGGGGACTTTGAAAGTGTTGGGACCCTCATCGTAGATGAAGCCCACCATATATGTGCCAAAGTATTCAGTCAGTCTCTCTTCAAGTTGTGCCCAAAGCACATTTTCGGTCTCTCTGCAACCCCAGAGAGAAAGGATGGACTCACCAAAGTCCTCCATTGGTTCATGGGACCGACCTTCTTCGCAGTGGAGAGGAAGAATCAGGAACAGGTGGAGGTATTTACAGTCACCTACGAATGCTTCAATTACCGCAACCCTCCACCCTCCATGAGGAATGGGAAAATCTCGATGCCCAACATGATCACGGAGTTGGTCGAGGACAGAAATAGGAACAAAATGTTGGCAGAACTCGTAAAAAAAGCTTCAGCGGGAACGAGGCAACTCCTCGTTTTGAGTGACCGGAGATTTCATTGTGAATTTCTTCACCAATGTTTTCCCAAAAGTTCGGGGCTCTACATGGGTGGTATGAAGGAGAAGGATCTCCAAGAATCCTCTAAAAAGAAAATCATCTTTGCAACATTCAGTCAAGCCCACGAAGGTTTGGACATACCAACCCTAGATACGGTCATTCTAGCTTCACCAAAATCAGACATCACACAGAGTATTGGGAGAATAATGAGAGAAACCAAGGGTAAAAAGAATAACCCCCACATATACGATATCCACGATCCATGGTCCATCTTCACAGCAATGTATTACAAACGTATGAAGGTGTATAGACAAGGTGGTTTCAAGATTCATGGAAAGGGGGTTCAGGAAAAACCAGACTTCCCTCAGGGAAAGTGTCTATTTTTATAATCTACATAATTAATAAATGTCTGGTGCATTAGTCCAGATTGTATCAAAAGGAGCACAAGACATTTATTTAACAAGTGACGAAGGTCATTCTTTTTTTCGAACAAAGTTTGCGAGATATAAGAATTTTTCACAAGCCCCAAAGTTTATAAAAGAAGTTACCGAAACCGATAATTCTATTACTATCCCTGTATACGGTGACATTATAAACGGATTGTGGTGTGAAGGAACTGGAGAAGCTAATATATCGTCAAACATTTTTTACAATTCAACGGTGGATCTTTATATTGGTGGACAAAAGGTTGACTCCCAACACTACGATTACTACAATGACATTTGGCCAAACTACCTAGCTGATACTTGGACTAAATCCCAAGAGATAAACGTAAAAGCCAACGTAGGTAATATAGCGTTTGTACCATTTCACTTCTTTTTTTGTGATGGTGGGGCATATTTACCCTTAGTTGCTTTACAGAATCATACAGTAGAAATTAAAATCAATTTCGATACAAATTATTACAATGGAACCGTAGAACAGGGTTTAACAGCAAGTCAGAAGAAAATTTCAGTATACGGTAATTATATATTTTTAGACACAGATGAGAGAGAAAGTTTTGTAAATCGCCAGATAGAAATGATGATTACACAGGTTCAAAGGGTTGAGTATCCCATTGATTTTGCTACAACTAATAATAATAGTTTAGATATCTCCCAATTTAATCACCCGGTAAAGTCCCTGTTTTTTGGATTTGGAACTTTAGATGATGATAATGTTACCGATAGATTTACATTTGGAACCGCGGATATTCAAATAAATGGAACAGCTTTATTAGAGAATATGTCCCCTATGTATTTCCACACGGTTGAAAGCTATTTGAAATCTAAGTTTGCACACATAGATTACAGAGCCGAAAGTAAAACGATGTTGTACTCAAGATATTTCCCGTTTCATTTTTGTGTAAATTCATCTGAATACAGTCCCACTGGGACATGTAATTTCAGTAGATTGGATAACGCTAAGATGATTATAAGAAATGCTGAAAGGGGGTCGAATAGGACAGATACACATATATTTGTATACGCATTAAATCACAATATTCTCAGAATACAAAATGGTATGGCGGGTATTTTATTCGGTAACTAATATAGAGATGCCCCGTGTTCTTATTCTCACTGATCAGATTTTCACCAGTAAACTCGACATCCCACCTAAAAAGGTTACGGAAGGTGCCCCACCACCCGCGGGTGGTATTGATATGGGAAAAATTAAAACAGAAGAAGTGTCGGCAGACAATTCAGCTGTTATTCACGCGGATACAACCGAAACAGTTGTGGGTGAACCCGAAATACAACGCCTCGTTATACAGGCTGGGCAAACTACAAACCCATCTACTTCGAATGTAAGTGAAATTTCTATGGGTGGTTCCACCTCTAATATAGAAAACCAAAACATTACGTTGAAAACACAGGGAACGGAACGAGTAAAAATTAATTCAGATGGTCATTCGGAATTCAAAGGTGGTGTAGTGACGAATGACGGTGAGGGTGAGATGGCGTGTAAACGTTACTCAAATGTAGTAACAATCGCACCTAGTGTATCAAATAAAGAGATACAACTTGTATATTCAGACGCGGCATTTTATGGACGGGTAATTACTCAATTGAGAGAAACCACGAATGTGTCAAACATAAGCACAATGATTCTTGAATTTCAGGGAGGAACGAGTGATGGCACAGAATCATCTGTTCCTATAGCCGTGGGTATCAAAAAAATGTTTGGTGGCGTGAACGCAAATCCATGGAGTCCCATCGTCACGACAACGTCAAACACTGTGACTATCACCCCAGCAAATACGACAGGAATCGGATATTCATACGACATTTTTTCAAAAGTTCATTCCTCGTTGGGTGGAAAACTTATCAAGATCAAATCCGGTGGGACAGATTTGAAATCCTTTACTTACTAAATTTACTTTGGGGGAAAACCCCTTAGTAGATTCATTACATTTATGCCCTGATGGAATCAGAAACGGCTAGCATAACTACGCCGATAATGAAAGCCATGATGACGTAATTCATTTCAGTTTCTTCACGTCCAACCTTCGAGTCTATCTGAGGTTCGGGTTCTTCGACAATTTTTTTTTGTCGGACCGGAGGCTCTAAATCCTCTAGCGGACAATACGCTATCATTTATATATATCTAGAGATTAATTTCAGTTTTCTTTTTTCTTCGAACCCGCTTGGGTTTAGAAGAATCCACATTCACTTCCTTGACTTCACCACCCGTAGAGTCCCCTGAAATAGAAATAATATCTGAAATGTCGTCCGCGACGTCAAAGTCGCGTGCATCCTGAGCAACCTGGGGCGTTGTGTTCATCGGGGGGGTTGGTGGCATCATAACACCACCCATCAAACTGGAAATATCAAGTCCAGGACCCTTCATTTCATATTGACCCGTCCCACCAACAGGGGCATCCACACCAGTTTCACCAGGAGACCGGGTGGTATTCTGAACCGCACTCATCATATTCTTAACGAGATCCGGATTTTGTTTGATTACATCATTCATGTTGGGCATCACCGACTTGAACATACTATTTGTTAGATGGAACATCATCGCGGAACCACCCAACATCATTATCAGCTTAACCTCTGGTGCAACATTTACCTTTGATCTATACTTTACGTAGAGTTCCTCAAAAACGGTATCATAGTCATCTACATTCTCCATCACAGACTCAGACCATCCCTCTAATTGAATCTCAAAGGGGTTGTACCTCTTATTAAGAAACTCAAGTCCAGTCACACATGCAACTAACATTCTCCGAGAAAAACGAATAGATTGCTCCACATCGATACTGTAGGTAATCCTCTTAACCTCAGCCCGGAGTTCTTCTATGTTTGAATATGCATTTAGGCGTTTATTGACAGCAAATCCCTTCTTTTCTAAACGCGTAAGCTTGTTAAGGAGGTCAGACTTCTCTTCGTCAATTGAAGTATACCCCTTGGAAGGTTGTTCTTCCTGAGAAATACCAGGACCCATCGATGGTTCATCGTCATAGAAATCCTCACCATAATCTATTTCCTCTTCCTCTGTGGGTTGTCTTGGTGCAGTCTGTTTGTTGGGGTTGACAAATGCATCCATCGTTTCTTGGGGGATAGCGTTTGTAGGTCTAGCGGATGGTCTTGCTGGTCTTTGAACAGGCTGGGATCTTGGAACAGATATTTGAATCTCATCCATGAGAGCTTGTTCGTCTGCATCTAATTTCATCACCGTCGAGTTACCACGATCGATTACTATCTCTTCATCCATCTACTCTTTATGTAGAAACTAAAAAAATTACCTTTAACGCAGTTTATAAAATAATGTTGCCTGATTATAAATGTTCAAGTTCAATCGTACTGATCGAAATGCCCTAACCGCCATCGTTATTTTATTTTTTGTTATTGTCATTCTCAATATCATGAAAAAAACAAGCGCCTATCAACCTAAACCAATTGTTATTGAAATTGTCAATGATCAATCAATTTTCGATTTAGAAAATCGGATGGAATGTGTTCCTGGGTCTGGTAAAGAAGATAGTCCATACACCAAAAGTTTAACCCCAGGTGGACTGTGTGGTGCCCAAAAACTTGTTGGTGAACACGCCTCCTACACGATCGTGGATGGAATTGGTGGATCTTTAATCTAAGCTTACTATAAATGGCTTTGATCACTTCCCCAACGGGAACAATTCCAGATCTTAACTATGAATATCACACAATCACGGTTGATACAGTTGGACAGACACCAAATTCTTTCACCTGTTATCTTAATCAACCTCTTCGCAATGTTGTTCAGGCTAGACTTTTAGCCGCCCGAATCAATACAGTAACCCCCGCAAATGGTAGTGAACATTGCTACGTGTCCATCAAAGAGTTAGACTCTATCTTTTCTGATCGAGCATCGAAAAATCCACCCCCACTCTCAGACGGAAGTATAGTCCGTAATTCTTTTGCCAGTTTAGTAACTACAGACGATACTGGTATCATTAGTTTTAGAGACAACTACCCAATTGCCACCCAATACATCGATCCAATTCGATCTATTGATCGTTTAACCGTAAGCATTAGAAATGAAGATGGTGTTCTCATATCACCACCCAACCCCGCCGAAAATAACTTTTTAATCCTCCGTTTTGTGTGTAGGAAACCTAATATGTAATTTTCTCCCTTTACTATAGTATACCATGTCAGCTGGAGTTGTTCAATTGATTGCCATCGGGGCTCAGGATAAATATATCATGGGCGATCCCGAAATTTCTTTCTTTAATTCAACCTTCAAAAGACATGCTAATTTTTCACAGTCTGTCGAGAAACAAACAATCCACGGAGAAGTGAAAAATAATTCAATGTCTAGTATTCAATTTGAAAAAACTGGTGATCTACTGGGTTACGTTTACCTCACCGCTGATGATACGACTCAAAGTCAAACAATTGAGGAATGGTCAACTTTAGTCGATAAAGTTGAACTTCTCATTGGTGGGTCGGTCGTCGATACCCAAGATTCCACATTTACCGAAAATATTGCAATCGATACATTCGCCACCTGTGTATCGAAGAGTGCAATTGGTACACACCCGGGTATAAGCGCCTCGTCATATTTTTACCCTCTCCGTTTCTTTTTCTGTGAAGGTGCGAAATGTGCGTTACCCCTAGTCGCTCTAAATTACCATAACGTTGAACTCAGAATATACTGGGGTCCAAATGCGAGTGCCTATAATATAGAACTTTTTGCAAACTATTACTACCTAGACAATGAAGAGCGTGGTAACATCGCCTCCCGTAAACATGATCTCCTCATTACACAAGTTCAAAAAAATGAAGCATCGAACGCCCTTGTACAAGAAGTTACATTTAGTCACCCCGTTAAATATATCGCATGCTCAAACACGGATGATGACGGAGCTCTGACCTCCAGGTCAAATAAAGTTAAAATGAATGTTAATGGAATCGATATAGGTGATTATAAATGGTGTCAACCTCATCATGTAGATGCGTGTTCTTACTATCATACACACTCAGTAACTTCACCCGATTTTTTCTTGTATCCATTTTGTTTATCAACAAGTTCTTTACAACCAACGGGGACTCTCAACTTTAGTAGAATAAGTTCATTTAAAATTATGAGTAAAACCCTACCAATCAATGACCCAATTTATGCAGTCAACTACAATATTTTGAGAATCGAAAATGGGATGGCTGGTCTATTATATGCAAATTAAAATACAAACATATAATAATAGTAAGTATGCAAATTTTTGTCAAGACACTTACAGGTAAAACAATAACACTCGAAGTCGAGTCTGTTGACACCATAGATAATATCAAATCGAAAATACAAGACAAAGAAGGAATCCCACCTGATCAACAACGTCTTATTTTTGCGGGTAAACAATTAGAAGATGGTAGAACACTTGCCGATTACAACGTTCAGAAAGAATCTACACTTCACTTGGTACTCCGTCTCAGGGGTGGAGTTAAAAATTTACCAACGATTGAACGTTCTACCAAAGTTCGTTTAGGTAGTCAGGTTAAAACACAGGACATCAAAGACCAGGCTGAACATACAATGGTCTTAAATGCTGGAAACAAACAGTTCCTAGCACCAACATCAAATGTGGTATACATCGCACCAACCTGCTCGATAGCCAACACAAACCCCCAAGGTCATACACTGACAGTTGGTTCAAATGTTTACATAGATGATGATGGTTCAAATGTCGTGCATATTTTGGGTAACACCTATATTAGTGAAGATCTAACTGTAGGTGGAGACATTCATTTCAAAGGTGATGTAACCTTAATTGCAACACAAAACCTAAACATCACAGATGCTATCGTCGAACTTGGAAAGAATAATACCTCCTCCGACACAGTTCTAGATTTGGGTCTTCTTATGAATAGACCCGAGTCAAATGTAGCTGTTGGATATTTAGAATCTAGTGATGAACTCGTAATGGCTTACACTGAAAGTAGTGCGAGTAGTTCAACCATCGTGCCCCTCGCCTCCGAAGACCTCCGTGTTAAAGTGTATGGTGACCTGACAGCAACTGGTAACGTCACAGCCACCTACCTACATGGTGATGGGAGTGAACTCACCGGTATAGCTACAACACTACAATCCGTATCCGATTTCGGAAACACAACCTCGAACACCCTCCAACTTACAAATGTCACCACAGGTCTAGTCACTACAAGTAACATAGTTGTTGGAGGCAATGTTACAGCCACAAAGTTTTTGGGTGATGGGAGTGAACTCACTGGTATAGCTACAACACTACAATCCGTATCCGATTTCGGAAACACGACCTCGAACACCCTCCAATTTACAAATGACACCACAGCTTTTACAACCACCTCAAATATTATTGTCGGTGGAAGGGTGACAGGTTCCTCATTTCATGGTGATGGTGGAACGTTATCGAACGTCTCAACAGTCTCAACTTTAGGTGATATTATAGATTTGGGAAACACGACTTCAAACACGGTGTTATTTACCAACACAAATGCTGCTTTTAAAGCAACGGGTGGTATAATAATAAATGCGGGTGGTGTGAGTAAAAAAACCTATAGTTATACGAATACCATCGCAAACGGAACTAGTATAGCAAATGGAACTATAGGGGTCGTTTTCACCCAACATGTATTTTATGCCAAGATCGTGGCTCACCTTATCCACGCTGATAATGAAATTAGCACAATGTCTATAGAAGTTAGTGGTGGACACAGAACTGGTGGAACCCCGTTAGATGTAGCAAGAGGTCCAGCCGCTGTATTTGGGAACACAAATACAAATCCATGGTCGTCAGAGGTTACAAGTAATACAACTACAGTATTTATCAAACCAACTATCGATTTAACATCCGAAGGAAACTATAATCTGTTTATCGAATATGTTTCACAACACAGCGACGGTAAAATTTCTAAAATTACAAAAGGTGGTTCCGACGAAATAAGTTTCTTATATTAATGTAATGGCAACCACCATACAAACATTCGAGGGAAGTGTCGGAATTGGCACTGATAATCCATCTAAAACCCTTCATGTCCAAGGTGGATTATTAGTAACAAATAAAACGGAAATTCAAGGCAATTTAACAGTTTCAGGTGACACAGTTATTATTAACTCCAATGATATAACCATCAACGATCGGATATTTGGAATTGGTTCGGGACATGTAAATCACAATGAGGACACAGGGGTCCTTCTAGAACACAAGGATAATGGAACATATGCAAATGTGGCGTTGGTATATCATGCGGATGAAAAACGGCTCTCTTTGGGGTACACTCAAAATACCCTTACAGATAATCATGTCCTAAATTTCCAAGATCCCACCCACCTTTTAAAAATTGATTTACGTGGAAATACCACTGTTCAAAATACATTTTCTGTTGTTCACGACAATATGGGTATAGGAACCGAAACACCTGGAACGAAATTGGACGTTCACGGGACGGCAAATGTTGGGGTACTGACAACAACATCACTATCAATCACATCTAATTTAGAAACCCCAAACTTACATGTAGATATAAACACGTCACGAGTCGGTATAGGAACAAACACACCTTTATTCAATATAGATGTTCACGGAAAAGCAAACGTTGGAGCATTGACAGTCACATCCATTTCCGGTGATGGTAGTCAACTTACTGGGTTATCGTCAACTTTACAAGAAAAAACAGACACTGGAAACACAACTTCGAATACCTTACAGTTTACCAATGATATAACTGGGTTAGTGACGTCAAGTAACATAGTAGTTGGTGGAAATGTGACAGCCACCTCATTTATAGGTGACGGGTCAGCATTAACTGGTGTCGGTGCAGCTTTCACGACAAGTGGGAGTAATCTCATTCGCACGTCTGGGAATGTCGGTGTCGGGACAGATACACCATCACGTAAATTGGATATCCATGGTAACTTAAATCTTACGAAAGATTTCTATACAAGTAATCTGATTTCAACAGAATATTCCACTGTTAGTGCGGGAGTGTGGTCCCAAGTTGGGGCAGACATAGACGGTGAGGCGGCTAATGACCAGTCCGGTGAGTCCGTCGCCCTCTCTTCGGATGGAACACGTCTCGCTGTGGGAGGCTGGCTAAACGACGGCACCGGGGGAAATGCGGGCCACGTGAGGGTCTTCGAGGAGAGTGGTGGGACGTGGACCCAAGTTGGGACGGACATAGACGGTGAGGCGGCTGGGGACCATTTCGGTTGGTCCGTCGCCCTCTCTTCGGACGGGTCCCGTCTCGCAGCGGGGGGCTACTACAACGATGCCAACGGTTCCAATGCGGGCCACGTGAGGGTATACGAGGAGAGTGGTGGGGCATGGACCCAACTTGGCGACGACATAGACGGTGAGGCGTCTGGGGACCGGTTCGGTTGGTCCGTCGCCCTCTCTTCGGATGGAACACGTCTCGCAGTGGGGGCCATCTACAACGACGGTGGTGGTTCCAATTCGGGCCACGTGAGGGTCTTCGACTTGGTCGGGAGCACCTGGACCCAGGTTGGGTCCGATATAGATGGTGAGGCGGCTAATGACGAGTTCGGTCGGTCAGTCGCCCTCTCTTCGGATGGAACACGTCTCGCAGTGGGGGGGCGGGGTAACGACGGGGGTGGTACAGACTCGGGCCACGTGAGGGTCTTCGAGGAGAGTGGTGGGACGTGGACCCAGGTTGGGGACGACATAGACGGTGAGGCGGCTGGGGACCATTTCGGTTGGGACGTCGCCCTCTCTTCGAATGGAACACGTCTCGCAGCGGGGGGCTACCTAAACGATGCCAACGGTTCCAATGCGGGCCACGTGAGGGTCTTCGAGGAGAGTGGTGGGACGTGGACCCAAGTTGGGGGGGACATAGACGGTGAGACGGCGTCGGACCTTTTCGGCATCTCCGTCGCCCTCTCTTCGGATGGAACACGAGTCGCCGCGGGGGCCGCCGCCAACGACACCACTGGTACAGACGCGGGCCACGTGAGGGTCTTCGAGGAGAGTGGTGGGACGTGGACCCAAGTTGGGGCGAACATAGACGGTGAGGCGGCTTCCGACTATTTCGGTTGGTCCGTCGCCCTTTCTTCGGATGGAACACGTCTCGCAGCGGGGGGCTACCAAAACGACGGTGGTGGTTTCAATGCGGGTCACGTGAGGGTCTTCGACAGCCCTCGATACACAAAACAAACTATAAAAGATGTGATATTCGAAATTGGAGGGTCTAATGTATACGTAGACACTACAAGTGGAAACGTCGGTGTAGGAACAAACACTCCATATGCAAAACTTCACGTTCAGGGTTCATCGGGGATTGTGAGTTCTGCTTCCAAAAGATATTTTAACCATAGCACAAATTTAACAGCTGACACGGGATCTTTGTCGGGTATGTCTATTTACGCGAATGACCACATCGTTTCTGGAAAAAGAATAATTTCAAAGAGTGGAACTATAACAGCTTCGGATCGTCGTATTAAACAAAATATTAAGGACGTAAAAGATGATACTGCGTTAAATATTTTACGACTTCTGAAACCCAAAAGATATAGTTATCGTGATGTTGTTTTTCAAGGTGACCAACCCGTATGGGGATTTATAGCCCAAGAAGTTGAGAACGTCCTCCCTTATGCAGTTCAAACAAATACATCTTACATTCCAAATATTTACGATATGGCTACACGTGGCGGTGACAACTTACTCACGTTTACAAATTTTGATACTTCAAATTTAGAAAGTAATTCTTTTACCATTCAAGTATATGATGAAAATGAAAATGCATATACTCTTACACTTAAAAAAATAATTGATTCGAAAATAATACAAGTTGAAGAAAAAATAATTGACGATGAACTTTTTGTTTACGGTCAAAGGGTTGAAAACTTTAAACAATTGCAAAAGGATGCAATATTTACAATCGCAACTTCAGCTCTACAAGAAGTTGATAAGAGACTTCAAATTGAAAAAGAAAAGAATGACGGATTAGAAGAACGAATTATAAGACTGGAAAAAATGTTTGGATAAATTAATGACCACGACCCTTCAATCTTTTGAAGGAAGCGTTGGAATGGGAACGGACAACCCATCTAGAACCCTTCATATAGAAGGTGAAATACTTGTAGAGGGCGATGTAGAAATGAATGGAGATCTTGAAGTTTCCAGTAATAATACGATTATTAACTCAAATAATATTACGTTTGCAAACAAAATTTTTGGTTTGGGTTCAGGGCAGATAGATCATAACTTGGATTTGGGTGTGCTAATGGAATCTACATATGCAAATGTAGCATTGATTTTCCATGCAGATGAAGATAGATTTTCAATGGGGTTTACCCAAAACACACTTTCAGATTCCCACATTCTCCACTTTCAAGATCCTACGCATCGGTTAAAAGTTGACATGCGAGGAAATACTCTCGTCCAAAATAACTTTACAATCGTTAATGGTGATTTGGGTGTGGGAACAGAAACACCCACTTTCAAACTCGACGTACATGGAACCGCAAACACTGGAACCCTCACCACCACCGCGGTGACCACCACAGGTGATTTAGAAGTTGGTAACTCAAACCTGGTCGTAAACACAACCACGTCTCGAATTGGTATAGGAACAGATACACCACTATTTAATTTAGATGTTCACGGGACGGCAAATGTTGGTGTATTAACAGTCACATCTATTTCCGGTGATGGAAGTCAACTTACGGGATTAACTTCGAATCTTCATGAAGTTTGTGAAAGTGGGAACACAACTTCAAATACGGTTCAATTTTCAAATGCCATCACGGGATTTGTTGCGACTAGTAATATAGTGGTGAGCGGAAATGTCACAGCAACATCTTTCTTAGGAGACGGTAGCCAAATAACAGGTATATCTAGTAGTGGTGGTTTTACGACGGGCGGAGGAAATGCATACCACACTTCCGGTAATGTTGGTATAGGAACAAACAATCCTGTGAGAGCGTTGGATGTTCGAGGAGATATAAATATTGAAGGTAATGTGTTTTCGAGTAATGTGTTTTCAATAAAAACCACTAATCAGTCTATATGGGAACAAATTGGTTCCACTTTTAACGGTGGCGACATTAATACACGTTTTGGTGAAACAGTTTCTATATCCGGTGATGGTAGTGTTATAGCTGTTGGAGGGAGAGAAGAGCCCGGACCTTTTCCCTCCAAAGGACAGGTAAAGGTATATGTAAACACAGGGGGGGCATGGACACAGCGTGGAGGTAACTTAGATGGTCACAGTGTAGTTGATTATTTTGGACAGTCTGCGTCTGTTTCGAGCGACGGTTTAAGATTGGTCGTGGGTGCTCCAGGATATGGTGGTTCTGGAAACACAAACCTACGTGGAAGGGTCTATGTGTATGATTGGAATGGAACAGCTTGGAGTGAAACTGTAGTTGACACGGGTGCGGCTGGTGGCTCCGGCTTTAGCTTTGGTGACGGGTTAGGACACACAGTTACTATCTCAGGTGACGGCAATACAATTGCAGCAGCTTCTGCATATAATGACGATGCTGGGACCGATTTTGGGAAAGTGACTGTGTATCGATATAGTAGTGGAACCTGGTCTCAACTGGGATCGTCTATTAATGGAACGGGGGACAGCACGTTCTCGAACAAGGCTTCACTTTCTTTATCCCAAAATGGATCAATAGTATCTATAGGCACCTATGAACAAAACGCAACAAATCCAGTTAGGTCACGAGCAGGAGAAGTAAAAGTTTTCGAATATAGCGAAGGGTCTTGGAGTCAGATTGGAGCCACCTTTGAAGGGAGTGCATCTTTTGAATATTTAGGCATAGCAGCATCCTTATCTGCTGATGGAACAAAAATAGCCATAGGCGCCTATGGTTATTCCTCTCATGATGGACGTGTCAATGTTTGGGAATACAATAGTGGCACAACGTCCTGGTCTCAAATTGGTTCTGATATACTTGGTGGCTCCACTTCTTATCTTGGAACTGGTGTTTCCTTATCAGGTGATGGCACCCACCTCGTTCTTACTGAAAATAACAAAGACGCGACAAACTATAGCGGGGCAGTGAAAGTATACCAATACACTGGGGGGTCATGGAATCAGGTTGGATCGACTCTGAACAATACCGATCCCACGTTCGTTTCAATGTCCAATAATGGAAAAACTTTTATTGTAGGTTCAGGGAAAAATGGTCCATTTGACGTCACTGGTTATGCGAAAGTTTATGAATATGTAAATAAAGTAAACCGACAAATAAAAGACCAAATCCTCGAAGTTGGGACGGCCAACCTATATGTGGACACCACAACTGGAAATGTTGGTATAGGAACTGACACCCCTCTCACAAAACTCCATGTAGTAGGTTCAGCGGGTGCTATTGATGGTAGTGGAAATAGAAAACATTTTAAATATGATGCAGCTTTATCAAGTGGTACATTCACAGTTGGAGCTCATGGTATTTATGCAAACTCGGATATAGTCACCCAAAAAAGAATTATGTCCGCATTTGGAACCCTTACAGCTTCAGATGAAAGAATTAAAACAAATATAGATGATGTTGGTGCGTGGGTGTCAGCGTTAGATACATTAAGACTTTTAAAACCAAAACAATATACATATAAAGATGTCGTAAATAGGGGTGAACAACCTGTATGGGGATTTATAGCTCAAGAAGTTAGGGACACTCTTCCATACGCAACAAAGTTAAGGACTGAATATGTTCCAGATATGTATACGTTAGCTAAGGTCTCTGATAAAAATAAAATTCTTTATGGAACTTCTAAATTAAATTCTGGAGAAAAAATTAAAATTATTACACCTGATGGTGAAGATGTGTATACGACTATAATTGAAATTATAGATAATACAACTTTCCGGATCGATACTGATCTGAAACATAAAGAGATATTTTTATTTGGTCGCGAAGTTGAAGACTTTACATTTTTAAACAAAGATTCTATATTTACTATAACAACTGCCGCTCTCCAAGAAATTGATACACAACTTCAAAATGAAAAACAAAGAAAAGAAAATCTTAAAACGAGATTGAAAACTTTGGAAGAAATGTTCTAATCTATAGTAATGGACACAACCATACAGACATTTGAGGGAAGTATTGGGATAGGAACCCAAAATCCACAGAAACAACTTCATGTGGAGGGTGGGTTGTTGACAACAAGTAATATGCAAATTACTGGTAATCTCACTGTTTCAGGGAATACAGTTGTTTTACATTCAAATAATGTAACAATTGAAGATAAATTGTTTGGTATTGGTTCGGGTGACGTAGACCATGATATGGATATGGGTATTTTGATGGAACACGAGGGTGCCAATGTTGCTCTCATTTACCATAGCGATGAAAAACGTTTTTCTATGGGATTTACACAAAACACCCTTACAGATGATCATATCCTAAACTTCCAAGAAATGGAAATAGATATTCTTGGAAATGCGGTGGTTCAAAATAATTTTTCAATTATTCACGGAAATGTCGCAGTTGGAACGACACCCTCTGCTTTCAAACTCGACGTTCACGGAACAGCAAATGTTGGAACTTTAACAACAACCAAACTTATAACCGATGGTACACTTCATGTTGGAACTTCGAATTTGGTAGTCACTTCAAATGTTGGTATAGGAACCGATACACCCGATTTCGATCTTGATGTTCGTGGAACTGCAAATGTAGGAACTATGATAGCGACATCTGTATCAGGTGACGGTGGTCTACTCACCGGGTTGACATCTACACTACAGGAAGCAGCCGATAGTGGAAACGTCACATCCAATACGGTGCAATTTAGCAATGCCATAACAAGTCTTGTAGTCTCCAGTAATATAGTTGTGGGTGGTAATGTTACAGCTACTTCACTTCTGGGTGACGGTTCAGGACTAACAGGTATATCTTCGGGTGGATTTACGGTAAATTCTGGAAATGCTGTCCGGACAACTGGAAATGTGGGTATAGGAACAAATGTACCACTACAAAAGTTAGATGTTCACGGAAATGTAAACACAACAGGAAACCTATATTTTAGTAATACACTTTCATCTGAATATTCCACTGTTAGTGCGGGAGTGTGGTCCCAAGTTGGGGGGGACATAGACGGTGAGGCGGCTGGGGACTATTCCGGTCGGTCCGTCGCCCTCTCTTCGGATGGAACACGTCTCGCTGTGGGGGCCTACGAAAACGACGGCACCGGTTCCTACGCGGGCCACGTGAGGGTCTTTGACTTGGGCGGGGGTGTCTGGACCCAAGTTGGGGGGGACATAGACGGTGAGGCGGCTGGGAACCGTTCCGGTCAGTCCGTCGCCCTCTCTTCGGATGGAACACGTCTCGCTGTGGGGGCCTACCAAAACTCCGGCACTGGAACCAGTGCGGGCCACGTGAGGGTCTTTAACTGGTCTGGGAGCGCCTGGATCCAACTTGGGGCGGACATAGATGGTGAGGCGAGTTCTGACTTTTCCGGTTGGTCCGTCGCCCTCTCTTCGGATGGAACACGTCTCGCTGTGGGGGCCTACCTAAACGACGGCACCGGTTCCAATTCGGGCCACGTGAGGGTCTTTAACTGGTCTGGGAGTGCCTGGACCCAACTTGGGGCGGACATAGACGGTGAGGCGGCTGGGGACTCTTCCGGTTACTCCGTCGCCCTCTCTTCGGATGGGTCCCGTCTCGCCGTGGGGGCCACCGGAAACGACGGCACCGGTTCCGGTGCGGGTCACGTGAGGGTCTTTGACTGGTCTGGGAGTGCCTGGACCCAACTTGGGGCGGACATAGACGGTGAGGCGGCTGGGGACTCTTCCGGTTACTCCGTCGCCCTCTCTTCGGATGGAACACGTCTCGCTGTGGGGGCCTACCTAAACGACGGCAACGGTTCCAATGCGGGCCACGTGAGGGTCTTTGACTGGTCTGGGAGTGCCTGGACCCAAGTTGGGGCGGACATAGATGGTGAGGCGAGTTCTGACTTTTCCGGTTGGTCCGTCGCCCTCTCTTCGGATGGAACACGTCTCGCGGTGGGGGGCTATGCAAACGACGGGGGTGGTACAGACTCGGGTCACATGAGGGTCTTTGACTTGGTCGGGGGTGCCTGGACCCAAGTTGGGGGGGACATAGACGGTGAGGCGGCTGGGGACCGTTTCGGTTCCTCCGTCGCCCTCTCTTCGGATGGGTCCCGTCTCGCGGTGGGGGGCCCCTTCAACGACGGCAACGGTTCCAGTGCGGGCCACGTGAGGGTCTTCGACAACCTTCAATACACTAAACAAACTATAAAAGACTACACCTTCGAAGTTGGGACGGCCAACCTGTATGTAGATACCACAACTGGAAACGTCGGTGTAGGAACAGCCACCCCTCATGCAAAACTCCACGTTCATGGGGACGCTGGTTTGATACAGGCTGCCCAACGGCGTTATTTTAGGTATGATCAAGCACTGACATCGGATAGCGCGTCCACCAGTGATCCAAGTATTTACGCAACCGACCAAATCGTATCAGGAAACTATTTCATTTCGTCGCAGGGAACGATAAGTTCATCGGATTATAGAATCAAAAGGGATATAATTGACATTGATGATGCTTCGGCATTGGAAACTCTGAGACTTTTAAAACCAAAAAAATATACCTACAAAGATTTGGTTTCCAAAGGTGAGGAACCCGTATGGGGTTTCATAGCCCAAGAAGTTAGGGACACCCTCCCATACGCAACGAAAATAGGTTCAGACTATATCCCGAATATTTATGAACTCACAAACGTGAGTCAGAATGTTATTACATTTTCGGAGTTTAATACATCAAATTTGGAAAGTAACGCCACCATACTCCAAGCCATGGATGAAAGTGATCAAACTAGGGACCTCACCCTCGTAAAAATAATAGACGACAAAACTATAGAAATTAAAGAAAATTTAGAAAGTAATCAAATTTTTATTTTCGGACAAAAGGTGAATGACTTTGTTTACCTCGATAAAAATGCAATTTTCACTGTAGCCACCGCAGCTCTCCAAGAAGTTGATAGACAACTTCAACACGATGAAGTAGAAAACGATTCTATCAGTTCACGTCTCACAAAACTCGAAGAAATGTTCTAAATAAAAAACACACTTATAGTATAATGCCGAGAGTAGATCCACCGAAAATTGTGCATGTTCATGGTAATTTAGAAATCGGAAACACAGACATTGATATATCCAAGGTTGGGACAATAAAAGTTGACGATCTACAGATAGATGGTGTATCCAACCCATTTCTACCTTCCGGATGTATAATCATGTGGTCAGGATCAAATATGGATATACCGAGGGGGTGGTTAATTTGTGACGGAAATGAAGGAACACCCGATCTCAGAAACCGTTTTATAGTTGGTTCGGGGAATAAATATTCTATAAATGAGGTGGGTGGAAGTCCGGATGCCGTCGCTGTCACTCATACCCATTCAGGGAAAACAAAAACATCTGGAAAACACCAACACGGAATAACCGCCCATGGTACCGAAGGTTTAAATCAACCAGTAACCTGTATAGTTGGTACAGATACCTCATTTTTAACATCAGCTACACAAAATACGGATGAATCGGGAGAACATACACACGATTTATCGATAGATCCGGGTGGAGTTAGTGGAAAAGATAAAAATTTGCCACCATATTATACACTCACATACATAATGAAACAATAAAATTGTGTTCCTATAGTATATGACCCCTTATCAGTTGTTACGTTATAAGAGAAATGTGCTTCTCAGAGAATCAGATTTCCGGGTTATACCCGGATACCCACATCCAACACCGGAAAGTCGTGCACTGTGGTTAGAATATCGCCAAGTATTGAGGGATTTGCCTCAAAATTCAAATCCCCAACTTGATAGAACTGGCAATTTAGTGGGTGTCACGTGGCCAACTCCACCGCAATAATTTTTCTATTTATTTTATACCCTTATATCAACAGAGATGGTCAGTACGAATATTCAGTTTTTCGAGGGGAATCTCGGAATTCAGAACTCGTCTCCCTCACACGATCTCAGTGTGGGGTCCAACCTCCATGTCGAAGATACAGGATCTAATGTTCTCTCCGTAGTCGGGAACGTCTCAGTCGCGAATACCCTCATCTTGGGGAACTTTGCAGTCGTCGCGTCCCATGGCCTCAACCATGTGACTGGGGAGAACAATACAACCACAGACACTATTATCCTCCAAAATGCCACCACGGGGCTCCAAACAACTGCAAACATCTTGGTTGGTGGAAATATAACCGCAACATCGGGGGATCTGGAAGTCCTCGGGAACACCGCGATCACCGGGAACCTCCACGCCACCTCAAACCTTGAAACTGGTGGACGCCTCAAGTTTGACGCCAACGTCTTCGTGGATACCCTCCGCGTCGCAGATGTCGCAGCAAACTTGGTGACCTACGACCAAAGCACTGGGGAGATGATGGACTCCGCGGGTCTTTTTTCTAATAAGTTGGCCGTCGTGTCCCAACAACCACCCTCCACCCTAACCGCTAACAGCACTACGGTGACCAACCATGGCACCTACACCCTCACAACCTCAAACTTGGCTACAGAGTCAAACACCTGGAATGCCTTCGATGGGAGTACCTCTGTGGCTTGGGTCGGTGACGATACCTACACGGGAGCCTCCAACGCCTACGCGGGTTCCGTTCAACTTGCTGGGTCTACCCAGCAAGGTGAATGGTTAGCCCTAGAGTTCCCCTACAAAACCACCCTCCGCCACATGAAACTGACACCCCTCTCAGTCGCAGCCTACCCCGGGAGCGCCAACCTCTACGCCACAAACAACTCCACTTGGACAGAACTCAAGTACTGGGAGGACGTGGTCCCCACCTCTGTGGCCGACATAAAGACGGTGGTCGTCGACGCACCCGCAGCCTACCGGAAATACGCCCTCGTGACCACCAAGGTTGCGGGGAACAACGCCAACGTCGCCCTCGCTGAATGGAAACTCTTCGCGGAATCCTTCACCGTCGACGGGGGGAAGGTTACGATGGCCTCAGATGCCCTCGTCGGGGGGAACACACAACTCGAGCAGACGGGGCCCCACGGTCGAGGGGACCAATCCACCCCCACACCCCAGAAGTTCCCAGGGTTCCCGATGACCTCTAACACCACCCCACTTGGTTACGTGGTGAGTGCGAGTAGCACATATAGCGTCAATTTTCCATGGAAAACCTTCGATGGTGCTATTGAGAATAGGCTCTCGACCAACGACCCCGTACCCGACGGACAGTACTATCATGATTGGATTTCGGCTGCAAACAGGTATGATGGGAATGGTCTACCTGTCACCAGCTCACCCACACAAACGGGTGTAAGTGGCGACAACGTCGCCGGTGAATGGCTCCAAATCGAGGTCCCAAAGGCGTTCAAATTGACCTCGACCTATGGGTATCCAGCAAATAGTACGGATATAGGGCGTTCCCCCAAGGTGGGTAAAATTGCTGGGAGTAACGATGGCACCACATGGACCCTCGTGCACAGCTTCTCGGACCTACTCACATACGACCCCGCCTCAGCTGAGACACCAATGTCGACCCAATGGGCCCAGGGGTCGGCGACGAGTTTTGGAGACATCTCCCCAGATGTGGGCTATTACAGGTACTACCGACTCATCACGACCCAGGTAAATGCGAACAATGGTGGCCACCTCCAACTCAACCAATGGGAACTCTACGGCATCAGTGAGGACGACTCGGAGTTTGTGGCCATTGGGGGGGACACCTCTGTGGATGTCACCATCAAGTCCCAATACAACACCCCAGCGGTGAGTGGCTACAAGCTCTACTTGGATGGTGCACAGGGCTCGACGGCCACCGATCTCAGCACGAGTCCAATTACGGTGACAGAGAACAACGTAACCTACGACGCCACCGAGAAGGCTTGGGTCTTCGATGGTTCCACGGAGAGTAACATCGTCTCGGCGACGTTGGGCTTTGAGGGTGACCAACCCCTGTCCGTCTCCACGTGGTTCAAATCCTCAAACTTGGAGACCAACGTCTCGACCTCCACCATCTTCAACGTGGGGACGGCTGGGGGCGAGGGCTTCGCCAAGGCTGAGGCTGGGGTGGACCTGACCCCCCTCATCACCGCCAACACGTGGTACAACCTGGCCTTCACCTCCAACGGCCAGGGTCTCTACAACCACACCTACCTGGACGGCAACCTCATTGGGTCCCTACCCTCCTACGATAGTGCGCGGTACTACCCAGAGATTCCACTCCTCCGCGATTCACAAGATGGGTACAATGTCACAGCGAGTAGTGAATATTCCAGCATCTATAGGAAAACAGAACCTTTTGAACATCGAGCAAGCGGAACTGTACACTGGATAACCTTTAACGGAGGTTTCAGTGACACGATAAACTATTTAGGAACTGCGCGTTTAGCTTCAACTACCCCTTTAGGTGAATGGCTCAAACTTGAGATGCCTCATCCAATTTTGATGACGCATATATTTTTAAGTTCGGCTGGTAGCCATGTCAACCCAACGGATTTCAAAGTGTATGGTTCCAATGATGATACAAACTGGGATGAAGTCCTATCCAAAACGGGGTTCTCAGTGGCTACGGTTACTGGCGATGACGGAGCTAAATTGATCGACGCCGACACCTCTACCAGAGCCTATAAATACTTCGCTCTAGTGATAACTAAGAAGGTTAGTGGCACTTCCCAATACGTACACGTGCACGAACTCCGCTACTTCGGCCACCGGGTCAACGACTTGGTGCGTTTCCCAGATTCCACGACTGTGAGGAAGTTCCCAGATACTGTGATGGCCTCAAACGGACCACAGAGGGGGTACACGGCATCACAAAGTACTGGATACCTGGATATACCAGGGTGGTATGCGTTTGGTGGGTCAGTTAGCTGGATAAGTGAAGATAACTACCAACTTAGTGGTGGAACCAGTGCATATAACCCGAGCAATGGTAATGTTAGTAGCGATGATTCCATGGTTGCAGGAGGAAATACATATGAAGGAGACTGGATACAATTACAATTACCCCACGGTGTTAAGTTTACTTCATTTAAAGTAAGTGTTCCACCATCAAGTGCACACGCGAGTATTCATAATCGTGGTATAAAGAATGGTATTTTAGCTGGAAGTAATAACGGTTCTTCTTGGGATGTACTAAAAATTATAGGTTCCGGGCATGTTTCAACTGGTTCAGGTTTAACCTGGTCACAAGACGAAACAAAAACTATAACAATTGATACGAACACATCTAATTATTATAAATATGTTAGACTCTTAGCAACTGCCGTGCAAGGTGGAACTACTGGTGGTTATTGGAGTATAGATGGAAGCGGACTAGAATTCTACGGCACCCAAGAGTCCACCCCAGTCCTAGCCAGGTTGGGTGGTTCTTTTGAGGGGAAGATTGCGAACACGAGGGTCTACGACAGGTCCATTGGGGAGCGGCAGGTCCTAGAGGTTTGGGACGCCGAGAAGGACAGGTTCGGTAGGGGGGAGTCCTCCATAACGGTGCACAAGGGTCGCTTGGGGGTGGGGACGAAGACGCCCCAAGCCACCCTAGACGTTCGGGGGAACATCTTTGGGCCCCTCCTCACCCACAGGAGCTACGTGTGGAGGAAGCCGGGGGTCACCTACGTACCCGCCAACCAGGAATGCCGCATCCTCGCCCAAGTCGTCGAGATCCCAGAGATGTACAAGAACATTTCACCCCTAAATCTTAGGTTGTCCTACAAATGGCAATGGTATGGAGAAATGGCTACAGATGGCACCGATAATCTTTATGACATAGTGTGGCGAACCAACGTGAAACACAGTGGGAACACTGTAGAGCATATGAATACCGGTAGGGAAGGAGATGGACGACCCATCGGTGTAACGGGTACGTGGTATGGGTATAGTGCGGAGGACGAAGGCTCTACTCCAGAATATACCCTAGTTCCGGGGATATACGAATTGAGGAATGTGACGGGGGACACGTTTGAAGTAGAACTCACACAATTAGGGAGGTTTACTCGTCAGGTATACACTAATCGAACCGTCGTTGGCTCGGATGATACGACGAACCGCAACTACGAGAGAGGTTGCTCAACCCTCACTGTCTTCATGGAGCCGTATTAAATATCTTCGCCCATAGTAAATGGATTTACTCGCGGTTCTCACGAAGCTCCGTCCCGGTGAGTCCTTCAGTTTTAGGGAGGACCAAGACGCGGAGACCCTAGAGAATGTGGTGTGTACCTGCACCCTCCCAACCCTAGAGGAGTGTCAGACCTACTGGGATGAGACCCTAAAGCCCGAGGTGGCCACCAAGGCCCTCCGCTGGAAGAGGGACAGGTTGATTAGGGAGAGTGACCCCTACAGCCTCCCAGACTTCCCCCATGCCTCCGATGAGGTTCGCCAGGCGTGGCTCACCTACCGCCAAGCCCTTAGGGACCTCCCGTCCACCACTGAGGACCCCTCTAACCCCACCTGGCCCGAGGCCCCTGGTTCCAATTAACGTAGTCAATTAAAAACCCCTCCAACCTGTATCCCAGTTTGTAAGAGTTTCTTTTCTTCCCCTATATTAAATGTCCCTCAACGGTTTAAGTGGATATTTGGATATCCCCAATGCCAACCTCAGGGTGGCTGGAGCAGGGCAGTTTTCTAGTATAAATGTAGGTTCTGCGAGAGTTTTTGCATCCTACGACCTGGATGTGGTCACCGCCAAGGGGAACACCACCCCCCAAGTAGTTCAATTTACCAACCCCACCACCGGTTTCGTGACATCCTCAAACGCCCAAATCGGGGGGGACCTCACTGTGGCGGGGGACACCACTGTGGCGGGGGACACCACAGTGTCCTCCAATCTCACTGTGACGGGGAACACCATGATGTCCTCGAACTTGGAACTCTCTAGCAACCTCATTCTCAATGAGGATCTCTTCCTCGTTGGGAACACCCAAATCTATATAAATTCCAATGTGGTCACAGAGTTCACGGGGCCACATGGACGCCCCCAAGCCACCTTGACCAAGTTCCCAGAGATCCAGATGACTGAGGCCGCCCAAGCTGGCTACGTGGTGAGTGCGAGTGCCGAAGATAGTGCAAATGATAGGTACGCATGGAAAGCTTTTAATAATATATTACCTGCTAATAGTTCAACTGACTTTTGGTTTTCGGAGTCGAGTAGAGGTGCATATACTGGTGGATCCAGTGGTAGAGAGTATGTTGGAAGTTCAAATTTGGGTACAGACAGTGGAAGAACTGCTACAGTCGACGGAGAATGGATACAGGTGCATCTACCATATAAAATTCAGCTTACTACATTTAATATATTTGGACAACCAAACACAACAAACAATTTCCCAGCGAGTGGTGTATTATATGCAAGGAATGAAACCACTGAAGATTGGACATCCATATATGTATATAACGATGTCGTAATAAGCACCAATAACACAAAAGCTACACATACACTGACAACATCGACATTTTATAATACATACGCATTGTCAATCACAAAGAAATCTAATAGTATAGGAGGTGTAAGTGTTGGAGAACTCAAACTCTACGGCACCCCCGAAGTGGAGACCGCGGGGAACATCTCCCAAGATACGACCCTAAAGTCCATCTACAACACCCCCTCCAACTTGGATGCCAACGTGTACCTGGATGGGGACCTGGGGGCGACCCTAACCAACCAGATCTCTGGGGGCCCCGCCCTCACTGGCACTGGTGCAACCTACGACTCTGCGGGGAAGTACTGGTCCCTGGATGGGTCCACCGAGAGCAACGTGGTCACTGGGGACCTGGCCTTCCAAGGGGACCAACCCCACTCCGTCTCCCTTTGGTTCAACTCCTCAAACTTGGAGGCGAACGTGGCAAACTCCACAATCTACCACATTGGGACAGCGGCGACCACGGGGGACGCGACCCACAAGGTGCGGATTGTAAACAAAAGTCTCTCATGGAACTACGAGAACGACATCCCCCTAAAGGCCAACACCTGGCACCACCTCACCCACACCTACGAGGGGGTGGGGGGCTACAGGACCCTCTACCTGGATGGGCGGAAGGTGGAGTCGGCCTACGCGGGGGATACGGCGGGGGAGTACCCACCGTTCCCAATGTCTGGGTACTCCCAAGGTGGGTATACGGTGACGGCTAGTCATGAACATTCAAATGGGAACCACCCAGCATGGAAAGCTTTCAACGGAGTCGTAGCGTCAGCAGATAAATGGGAGACGGACGACGGGAGATACACCGATTCGGGTGGAGGGGTGTATACTCATAATGCTGGTGTAACGACCGTGACTAACGTACAATCGAGAATCGGTGAATGGCTTCAATTAGAATTACCGTATAAAATTTGCGTTGAAGCGATGAAGTTTACACCGGAGGTGATATATGGCCAAGAACGCTCGCCTGCGACCGGTGTTTTAGTGGGTTCTAACGACGGCGGTTATACATGGACTGAAATAAAATTATTTAACGTTACCGCTGACGGGACTCCTGCGTCCTATACCGCCGGTAGTCCAACAACGATAGCTATAAATTCTGGATCTAATTCAAATCCCGGACATTACAAAATTCACCGTTTAATATGGCTTACTCTATACACAGCGAATCAAACGACATATGCAAGCAGGGCTGCTGTATCGGAATTAGAATTCTTAGGCCACAAGGAGAACGACCTGATCCGCTTCCCCGACGCCACAAATGTGCGGAAATATCCGGACACGGCGATGGTCTCAAACGGACCACAGAGGGGGTACACGGTGACGTCGAGTAGTGTACTTGATACAACTAGACAACCATGGGAAGCATTCAATGGTTTATATGGTGATGATGTTGATGGATGGTTTTCACAAGCAGGTTACGGTGGAACAAATTCCGCCTATAATGGTTCTGTGCAATTATCTTCAACTACATCTCTAGGTGAATGGATAAAGTTGGAGCTACCCCACAAACTTACAATGACATATATGAAAATACATGCATCTGGCTCAACGCGCACCGCACACGCACCAGAAGATTTTAAGATGTATGGTTCAAATGACGACATCAACTGGACTGAAGTTCTATCAGAAACTGGTGCTGCTCCGACAGTTGCTGGTTCTATATATAATGCAGATACGACAACAACTGCATACAAATATTTTGCTTTAGTTACAACAAGATTGGTGAGTACTACTTCACATTGTGATATTGGAGAACTCGAACTCTACGGCACCCAAGAGTCCACCCCAGTCCTAGCCAGGTTGGGTGGGGCCTTTGAGGGCAAGGTGGCAAACTTTAGGGTCTACAACAAGTGCATAAAGGAGGACCAAGCCCTAGAGTTGTGGGATGCCCAAAAGGACCAGTTTGGTCTCGCCAAGTCCTCAGTGACCGTCTACAAGGGGAGGGTGGGCATAGGGACGACGGAGCCCCAAGCAGCCCTCACGGTGGCCGATGAGGTGGCCCTGCCCCCCAAGTCTGGTGAATTCCCACCAGGGCCGATGACCAACTACGAGACCCACTTTAAGGATCACGGACTCTTTAGGGCCAGTTCGAGTGATGAAGCCAACTCCTCCCATAAATCATGGATGGCATTTAATGATAATCAAGTTCAAGGCAACACACTTAGCTGGGGTGACGGACTTTACACACTAAATTCATATATAGATGTAAATACGAACGCACCCACTATTAATGGTGTGTATGGGGCATGGTTACAACTTGATCTTCCATACAAAATAACATTGGACTACATCATAATACAACCGAGAGTCGCTCAAACATATGAACCAGAAGCAACCCCTGGAGCTGGTAACATATGGGGGAGTAATGACGGGGTGAACTGGAATTTATTAGCGTCTTTTACAGGTTTTACATACGGAGGTACGACACATACGGGTTTACCAGAAACTGCGCAGGTTAATTCAACAACCCCATACTCATACTTTAGACTCCAACCAACAAAAAGAAGTGCAGCAAGTGGCGCCGATAGTTATGTAAGTATTGGCAATCTCTCCTTCTTCGGCACCCCCGAAACCACCACAAAGTACTCGACCCTCCACGATGGGGAACTGACCCTCACAAAGTCCCTAAATGTCCCGAGGATTGGGCCGGCCTTGAGTCAACGTGACCTTATCCCTAGGAGGGAAAACTTAACGTTTGAATTTGAATCAGGCTCTACATGGTATGCGCGCGATATGAGCGGTGGTGACAGACATGGTGCATGTATAGGTTCAGCACCTGGATATAATCCTGGTGTGAGAGCATTTGAGTTCGACCAAGTTGACGATCATGTAGATATACCAGGTGCTGCTTTATTTGATGGTAGTTCAACTGGTCTCACAATCGGAAACCAACTGTTCACATTTTCAACGTGGGTCTATAGTAGAAATCTTGGTGCCGGTCAACAAGGTTTAATATCTGGTGGTGGTGCGTCTAATAATACGATGTTATGGCTTTATATCAGGAATTATAGAGTTGGGTGGGATGCATATAATCAAGGTGTATATTGGGACACACCACTAAGTCCGGGTAAATGGTACCATATAGCAATTGCGTATGATGGGATTACAAAAAGTGCTGGGGGTGGAACATATTTAGGACGGAGGTGTTATGTGAATGGACAGTTAATTCCTGGTACATCCGATGACTACGGAGATACATCTCTTTTTAATTTAACTTCAGGAGACTTTGATATTGGGTGGTATAAAAATTCTTCAAATAATGAATTAAACGGATTTCAAAGTGGTATCAGGTTCTATAATACAAATCTAAATGCGGGAGAAATTCTCCAACTTTACAACGTGGGTAGAAATATTTACGAACATGAATATCTTAAAATAGATAGTACAGCTGTTTCTATAGGTTCTCATAGACCACGGGCAGCACTCGATGTTGGTGGTAAGATAAAAGCGGAAAGTTCAAGTGTTACAACTTTCACCGGGCAGCACAGATGTGTTCCCGAGGGTCCAATGGAACCCGGTCTCATCGTTTCAGCGGACAAGAATAGGTACGTCAACCTAAACGGCGGCCTCAAGACGGGCTCCAAGGCGATCACCATCGACGAGTCCCTCCCAGTGGTGGCACTCTCCAACGTGTCCCAAGACAAGAGCTGCTTTGGGGTGGTCTCCTCCGTAGAGGGGGTGGGCACCTCCCGCTCGGAGACTAAGGGTGGTTTTATTTCAGAGACCCCAAAGGTCCTAGGTGATAACCGCGCCATCGTGAACTCCGTAGGGGAGGGTGCCCTATGGGTTGTAAACACTGGGGGACCCCTAGAGTCTGGGGACTACGTGACGACCTCCAATGTGGCGGGCTATGGGCAGCGACAAGATGATGATGTCCTCCATAACTACACGGTGGCCAAGATCACGATGGACTGTGATTTCACGGCGTCCAATGTGGCCACCCAAGCCCCCAAGAAGGTGGAGACTTTGGTCACCGTAGAGGAGGGGGTGTGGAGCAACCTCTCGGCCTACAATAGGTCCTCCGAGACCCAAACTCAGTACATCAACGGGGAGAACGTGGTCCTCACGGAGGGTGAGTGGTCCAACTTGGCCACAGAGGAACAGAACACCTACTCCGACACGACCATCACGACCTACTACGAGATTCATCGGGGCGAGAACCTCTTGGATGAGAATGGCAACATCCAATGGGAGGACACCGATGGGGTGGAGCCCGGCTACAAGGTGAGATTCCTCACATCTGATGGCACCCAAACAGACGAGGCCAATGCGGTGCACATCGCAGCCTTCGTGGGGTGTACGTACCATTGTGGCTAACCACCCAATCGACTACGTCGATTGTTCCAGTCGCGAAGCGACTGACCCTCTTTACAAACTTTACAAACTGCCCAGAGTTTCTAAAGTTTCTTGTTCCCCAGTTTCACCATTCGACCCTGGGTCAAATGGTGAATTCTTTTTCCCCCCCTATAGTAAATGTCTGTAGAGGGCAACGAGGGTTTTCTGGAAATTCCAAATGCTTCCCTCAGGGTTTCAGGCAACGTCCATGCGGAGGGCATAAAGTTGGGGGTGGTCGAGTTGATTCCCTCCTACGACCTGGCCTCCGTCTCCAATGTCGGGAACACCACCACCCAAACGGTGCAGTTCACCAACCCCATGACCTCCCTAGTGGCCTCCTCGAACTTGGTGATGCTCAACACCGCCAACACAGCCCAAAACGTTGAACTGAGTGTGGGAGAGAACACCAATGTGTATACGCGGAAGACGGTATTGTACCCCGATATGTTGGGATACGGCGACGCCGACGGTGACAAATTTGGTCATGCTGTTGCTATAAGCGGTGATGGTAAAGTTATAATTTCCTCGGCATATGGTGATGATGATGTTGCTGGTGGTTCGGGTGCAGTCTACGTATATGTACAAAACTCTCTCGGTGAATGGCAGAGGGTCCAGAAATTAAAAGCCAGTGACGCAGCCGCCTCCGACCACTTCGGTGGCTACCCGGCCAATACGTTCGGTGCACGCAACTCTATAGATGTATCCGGGGATGGTTCAATAATCGTCGTAGGTGCAAATTATGAAGATGGTTCTGGTTCTAACTCGGGTTCCGCGTACATTTTCGAAAAATCTGGAAGTACGTGGGTGCAAGTTCAGAAGATATTGGGTAATGATACAGCTGCCAATGACCATTTTGGTCAGGCTGTAGGTGTATCTGGTAATGGGTCAACTATAGCTATTGCCGCCCCGTATGATGACGATGGTGGTAGTGCTCAGGGGTCTGTATACATGTTTGAGAAGGTTGGGGGTACATGGACACAAGTACAAAAGTTGCTCCAATCTGATTCATTGCTAAATACTTATTTCGGTGAATCGGGGGTCCGTTTGACAGATGACGGAACTACACTACTTGTAGGGGCGTACGGACACGATGAGCCCTACACGGGTGCGGGAGGTGATACAGGCGCCGCTTATATTTTCGACAAGGCTCCAAATGGGACGTGGTCGCAGACTCAAAAATTATACGGTAGCACCACCGATACAGGTGATCGCTTTGGGGTGAATGTAGACATATCTGGTGATGGTACGGTTGTTTGTTGTGGTGCGACACATTATGACCTACCCGTAAGTAATCAAGGGGCTGCTTTCATTTTCGTCAAGTCGGCAGCTGGTGCATGGTCGCAAACGGAAACCCAAATAATCCAGGCTTCGGATGGTTTAACGAGTGATCATTTCGGTTCAGGTGTATCTGTATCACAAAATGGTGATCGAATATTAGTGGGGGCCTACTTTGATGACACCATAGAAGGTGATTCTGGTTCGATGTATATTTTTGATAGAACCAATGGTGTTTGGACTCAAACTGGTCACGAGTATTCGGGTCATACAGTTGCAACACAGCCTTTTGGTGTCTCCTCGGGTATATCCAACGACGGTAAAGTGTACATAGTTGGGAGTCCCTATGACGTTCCCATACAGCAGGATTCTGGATCTGTCTTCGTTTACGATGAAAAAATATACACCGAGCGAATGACACACCTGAGCCTCAGGTGTCCCGTGATGTTCGAAGCGTCATCACAAGGTTTGACTTTCAATGCGGGGACTTCAGGGGCTAGTGTTATTGTCAAATGGAACTATGTTCATTTGAATGTTGGTGGAGGATATGATAGTAAAACTGGGCTATTTACAGCCCCTATAAGGGGATACTATAAGTTTAATGCGAATTTAGCTAAGTATAATTCAGGGGGCGCTGTAAATTGGATAATGTGGGGGTGGTTTAAGAATGGTGTTAGATACCACAATTCCAATCAACCGGTCAGCTATGGGTATTATATCACCGCGGCGGCAGGAAGCATCATAGTGGATTTAGAGGTGGGGGATACATTCGCTGTGCATACTACATATAAGTATAACGAAACCGGTTACGGCGGTAACACAATCTCTGGTTTTTATTTATCGGCGTAGAGTATATGCAACGCTCTCAGTTGATAGTGCAGGTGATAGATGAACTCATGAGTCCGGGTGTTGTCCCACCTTACACCGTTGGTAGGACTTGGGAGTCTTTGGAGTTCCCCCCTGGTTACGAGAAGCCTCCAAAGGAGGCCTTCGATGCGAGGTTGAAGGAGTTGGTGGACGCCCAGCCCCTCTCCAAGCTTAGGGAGGAGAGGGACCAGAGGCTCGCCAAGTGTGACTACATCTTCGTGACGGACTACCCCCACGCTTCCGCGGAGGT